TAGAAGTTGTATTTTGGACCAATCCTAATATCGGACTTACTCCACAGGACCCAGAAATAGTAGACTATTGGTGCGAATTGTACCGAACTCATCCTACCTGTCCTAGATTAATACAACCACAATGGTCAAAGAACAAAAAAGAATTAGTATACAGGCTTGTAGAAAAGTTTTTAGATGCAGGAGTGATCAACGAATTTAAAGTAGATCTGCAAGACCTCGACCCAGTGGTGTTGGATTACATAGAAAGACCAGAGATGCCGTGGATTGAGCATAAACCATTATTAGCTGAAATGGTCAACAGATATTACGAAAAATATAATGTACACGACACTGAAGTTCAAATATTTTTTATTTGGGGATTGCCTGGTCAGACTTTCGAAAATATGAAACGAAATATGATCGAAAGCGGAACTATAGGTGCTAGGGCACATACATTTTTGTTTGAAATATTGCCCAATACTCCGGCAGCAGATCCTAAATATATCCAGAGATTTAATTTAAATATCAAAGAAATTATTATCAAAGGTGACCCAATTACCACAGTTATTTCTAGTTCTACTATGGACATCAAGGAATGGTTGACTGGCACCATAGCCTACTACCTACATAAAAGCATGGTACAGAAATTCTATTGGAAAAAAGTTATTGGCAGGGAAGCTACTTATTTTAAAAACTTTTATAAATTTCAAAAAGTAATAGATTCCAGTTATGAGCATTTCTTACAGACCAACGTGGTTCAGATTGTTGATAATGGAAGTCCCTATGATTTCAAAGTATATGTCACTGAAAACTTGGAATATCTTTATGAACTATTCTACGAAGAAAAACTCAACAACCAACTAACATCAACTGATAATCATTCGTTCTCGCTGTAGTTCAATGGATAGAACAAGACACTCCTAAGGTCAAGATCTCAGTTCGATCCTGGGCAGCGAGACCATAGAGTAAATACTAGGCTATGTTAAAAGAACACTTGTTGCCATCAAAATTTGAAAATTTTATAAGAGCATGGACCATCGACGATTGTTCTATCTGTGACGAAATCATAGATTACTTTTATCAAAATGAAAAAACCGAGGGCGGGCTAATGACTGCTACCGGACGTGTTGAAGTCAACAAAGAGTACAAAGACTCTGTGGATTGTTCTTTTGATGCGTCAACGGATCTCGGTAAACGATATATCGGTGAACAGTTACGGTCAGTGACTGACGAATATGTAAAAAGTTTTCCGGCAGTCAATGATTACAGCAGATGGGGTGTGGTTGAACCTGTTCATATAAAATTCTATCAGCCCGGTGCAGGATATCATGCATTTCATACCGAACGTAGTTCTGCAACCTATCCTATAAACAACAGACATCTTGTTTTTATGACCTATCTAAATGATGTGTCTGACAGCGGTGAGACTGAATTTTTACATCAAGGAATTAAAATCAAACCTCAAAAAGGGCTAACAGTGATTTGGCCAGCAGACTGGACTTACACTCACCGAGGCATAACCAGCTTGACACAAAACAAATATATTATAACAGGATGGTATAGTTTTTTTTAATCATATGACTAATACAAACAAATTTTCAATATTACCGCTATTTCCGACCACCCTTGGTGCTGTGACTGTATCTGAAGATTTCAGCAATCTTGAAAAGATCAAAGAGTTTGCATACACTGACATTACCAGTGATGAAAGTTTTAATTCTTTTAAAACTGAAGACAATCAATTACTATCAAATTTTCCAAAAGAAAAAGAAATACTGCTGTCATATTTTAATAATTTTAAAAATGATATTCTAGCATTGAACGACAACGAATTTGCTATTTCGTCATCCTGGGCCACCCGTGTAGGACAGAATGGATTTTGTCAGCTACACGATCATAAGAATTCTTTTTACAGCGGTGTATTATATCTTGACAGCGTTAATGCTGGCGGTGACATCTTATTTCAAAATCCACTCACAACAGGATCCTTTTTAGTAAATCCGGTAGAATGGAATACATTTAATTTCGAAACATATCAACTGACACCCGAAAAGAATCTATTAATTTTATTTCCAAGCTATCTGAAACATAGAATCAACAAATACCTCGGTGCTGAATTTCGATATTCGATAGCATTTAATATTGTGCCTATCGGTAAGTTTGGAAGGGGTGATTCGATAGTCAACTATCAATTAATCGAATAATGATCACACCTTACGCCACAGAAGAATTATTAGAGATTAATGATTCCTGCAATCCGTATTTTGTTAATGGGGTTGTGGTTGTAGATGATGTCTATAAAAACTATGAAAAATTACACAGTATGTTACAAAACATGCCTGTGTCGAGATGGAAGACATCAAGCAGCAGTAAAAATTTTACAGAGTATTACGATTGTAGAGCTACTCTAGCGTCCCCGTTTGTTGAAAAAGAAAACACAGCTATCATAAAATTAATCAAACATCTTATTAAAGAATACTTCGATCAAGATAACACTACTCTTGAAAAAGAAAGTTCAATTTTAGATTTTGGATTTTATAAGAATATCAAAAAAGATGTTCCTAAATTTTTACAACATTTCCCTCACAAGGAAACATCATTTAATTGTTTAATATACATAGACAAAATTTGTTCAGGTGGTACAGCGTTGTTCGATATCGATGATCATATCACTAATCAAGAACATGTACATGTGTTGTGTGATATCTCAATGTATCCGATAGAATTAATTAGAGCCAAACCAAATCGTCTAGTTATATTTCCGGGTAACAGGTATCATGGAGCATTTATAGAAGATCACAATCTATATGTCGACCATTGGAGAATTGTACAACTAATGTTTTTTAACAATAACAAAATTGATAATGTTTGATAACTTCAAATTTATGCCAGATTCAAATAAAATCCTAGTAGGAACAATGCCTAATGAAATTTTTTTAGAGATATCTGAATTTGTCAAGCATTGTAGAAAAGTCAAAGATCATCCCTTAGGCAGTCTTCGAAATCATTTAAATGGCGGAGAAAATAGTTATCAAATATCAATTCCAAAACCGTTGATAGAAGAATCTTTTTTATTTCCGTATCTAATTAAATTAGGTGAACATTTTTTGAGACTACAAGGCATAGAAATCGGTGAGGAAAAAAGAAAGGTGAGATTGAGATCAACTCATAATCATTTTGATGGGTACGATTGCTGGATCAATTTTACAAATAAAAATGACAATAATCCCTTTCATACACATCTAGGTAGTTTATCTGGAGTAATTTATTATTCCAATCAAGATAACTGTCCTACTATCTTTGAGGGCGATGTTAAATATTTCGGTAAAGAGCAAGAAATTGTAATCTTTCCTTCTACGTTAAAACATTGTGTTGAAACACATGTCAGCGACAATGAACGAATTACTTTGAGTTTTAATTTAGATTATACAGGATGAACGCGGGGTTAGTTTAATGGCAAAACAGCAGATTTCCAATCTTCGGTCGAGAGTTCGATTCTCTCACTCCGCTCCAAGGACACTATGCAGGTAGTAGATCAAACACAGCTTGTTCGCAAATTCAACTTCAGAAGTGTTATCACTGAGCAAGATGATGCTGTGGCCTGCAACATTATCAAGGGCATTATTGCTGACGGCAATTACTTTACCAACAGTCCCAAGTTTCAAACCAAAGAAAATATTTTTGCTAGACCAGAACCTGTATGGCTGAAATATCGTATGAGCTTTATGTTCAGCCTATTCATGTATCTGGGCCGCGAAGTCAAAGTATCCGACATGATGGCTTGGAGTTTTATGACCAATCTCCAGGGTGCCGAAGATCGTGAAAAACTATGGCACAATCATTGGCATCCAAAAAATCCCAATAGTAAAATGTTCAGCGGCATATACTACCTGCATATTCCCGATGATGTCAAAGATCGAGATTACTGTGGCACGGAGATAGCACCAAATGGTGCAGAGCAGGATGGTAAGTATTTCATCACCCCCACGCCAGGTCATTGGATCATATATCCCAGTGAAACGTGGCATCGTCCGGGTATCGTACAAAGCAATCAATATCGATTTATATTGGCAGCAGACATAGAAGTGAATGTCTAATGTTTTGATAATCGGTGACAGCTGGGGAGTTCCAAATTACCCATCATCGTACCACGGAGATTTCGAACGTGTTCACATAGGTGATCCTCCCGAAATACACATTGAATTTTTACTTCGAAATCTCGGACACACAGTAGTCAATTGTTCAATTAATGCCAAGGGGAATTTAACCAGTATCTTAAAAGGCATTGAGCATGTTCGATCAAATCCAGTGGATTGGATCGTTTGGTTCCATACTGAAATGCTACGTGATTCTTATCTAAATGGGCTAAACAAAACCTATTATAAAATCAGTGAGTTACAAGAATCGATTTCGGAAATAGTATATAAAAAATTTCAAGAACTAAAACAAATCAGCGGTGCTAGATCTATTGTGATCGGCGGTCAGGCTCCGGTATTAGATAGTTTTTATAAGTACACCTCGGCAGACCATGTCAAGCAAGATTGGCGCGGAGAGATTTTAAATCGCGAATTTCCAATAGTGCATTCAATATGCTCTCTTGATCTTTTAGACAGTCCCTATTGTACAGATACCATAGAAGACAAATTGAGGCTGCTAGATCAGCATAAAATTATTTTAGATGCAATGTCCGAATCCTCTGACTTTCCGGATCGATGTCACCCCGGTCAGCGGCCCCATGCAGAATTGTGTGTATGGTTAGAAAAAATTATTGGCTCCTATAGTTAAATGGCATAACGCATCCTTGGTAAGGATGTATTTCAAGTTCGATTCTTGGTTGGAGCACCACTTGACAACATTCAAATAAGACTGTATAATTAAGTAATACGCAAGGAGCTCTTATGGATATTCAAGTTATGGCAAGGAAAAGTATCAGCAAAGTGCTGGTTGAAAATTGTCTACAGTTGTTTCGAAATGAATTGAAATTGCAGAACAGTCGGTATTCACTGATAGTTGTTCCTGAAAGAGGAATGAGTGTTAAAGACGGTATCCGAGGTAGTGTATTTAAATTAGGGCCAACTGTTATAGGCATGAGCATAGACACTGCCCTTGACACAGAAAGATTGATCATTGCTCTAGCACATGAAATGGTGCATGTCAAGCAGTATGCTCGAGGTCAAATCACTCATGGAAAGAATCTCAACAGCAAGTTTTGGATGGGCAAGAAATTCCGAGGTCATTATTATGATCTGCCTTGGGAAGTAGAAGCCTTTAGCAAAGAACGAGTGTTAGCCAACAAGATTTTTAAAATCATAGACAAGGCAGACGCTCAATTAAAATCAAAGAAAAATGTCAAAAAGTGATCTTATAGAATTAACTGGTGAAGTTGAAGAAGTGTTACCTGGCAACATGTTCAGGGTCAAGGTAGATAACCTACCTAACATTCTTACCTGCTATACCAGTGGTAAATTAAAACAGCACAAGATAAAAATTATCTTAGGCGATAGAGTTAAAATTGAAGTAAGCCCATATGACCTAACTAAAGGTCGTGTGACATATAGGTTATAAGGAAAATATCATGCCACAGATTCAAAACGTATCATTGAGTGCTGTAGCCAACGGCCATCATTTTGATGCAGGTGAGAACTCTATGCTGATACAGATAGTTAATGCACCAGAAGATCTTCCTGTTCCAAAATATAAATTCAAAGAAACACATCAATTTTGTTTTCTTGATGTTGAGAAAGATCATCAAAGCGATGACCCCACTGAAAAGTGCAGTCCCGAGCAGGCCGCAGAGCTTGTTCGGTTGTTGCAACACGCATTAGAAAATCGCATGCAGGTAGTGGTACATTGCCATGCAGGTATTTGTCGCAGCGGGGCAGTTTGTGAAGTTGGCGTTATGCTGGGGTTTGATGACACCGAAGTTTTCCGTAGACCTAATTTGCTGGTCAAACATCTCATGATGAAAACATTGGGCTGGACCTATGATGAAAATGAAGACCGCACTGACAACAGAGTAACCTAACGATTATAAGGAAAATATCATGCCATGGATTCAAAACATAGGTTTAGGCGATATCAAAAAAGGATTTCACATTGATCCTGGCACAAATGCCATGTTGATTCAAATTGTTGATCCAGATATGGAGTTTCCTATACCTAAGTATTCTTTCAAAGAAATCCATCAATTCCAATTCTTAGACATTGAAGAAAAAGACTTTGCCCTAGAAGAAGCCATGCGGTGTAGTCAAGAGCAGGCCAACGAGCTTGTTAGACTGTTGCAACACGCACTAGAGCAGAGAATGAATGTTATAGTTCATTGTCACGCTGGCGTTTGCCGCAGCGGTGCTGTTTGCGAACTTGGTGTTATGCTAGGGTTCGGAGACACTGAAGTATTTCGTAGTCCTAATCTGCTGGTCAAACATCGTATGATGAAAGCCCTAGGTTGGACCTACGATCCGGATGAGCCGCACAGTATCAATGGTGTAACAACTGAGTTTGGAATTATTCTCCCCAAGGAGATAGAGTGGGCCAATGACAACGAAAAAGTTTTTGTCTTGGCCGCTGAACGCAGAGCACGTAGAGAAAGAGAAGGTGACATATGATTAGATTAAATATATTTGAATTGAACAAAATTAAAAAAATCTGTGAGGAAGTTGGTACAGAATACTTTACGCTAGAACAAGATAATAGTTCTGGTATTGGCAGTGTTCTTACATTCACCTACGAGACAGAAATCGCAGATTATCCTGCTAGAGTATCTATCGAAGTATCCGGAGTGGAGAGTTGGTGATTGTGGCATTTCTACAACACCCCGTTGATTTTGGTTGACGGGGTTTCTTTTTGACGCTATAATAATGGTATGATACAAGTAAAAAGCAAAACAAAAACAAAGGAATTTGAAACCCTAGATCTAGCAATGACGTGGGCCAAGAACGTGAATGAGTTCGTTACTATCACAGTTAACGGAATGGAAATAGTAGGACGATTTGGAGCAGACAGCATTGTTGACGGCAAGTGCCCGGACGGTGTTGACTACACCTGGAGAAAACGTAGAATTTAAAGAAAGGAGGGCAAGATGCCTAGTGTATTTTTAGTAAGCGACACGCACTTTGGACACACCGGTGTTTGCCGCTTCACACGTAACGATGGTGTTACAAAACTTCGCCCATGGGACTCAGCAGAGGAAATGGACGAAGCGATGGTCAAGGCGTGGAACGAACGGGTCAAGCCCACTGACAAAGTCTACCATTTGGGTGACGTTGTTATTAACCGCAAAGCATTGGGTATTATGCGTAGGTTAAACGGTGACAAGGTGTTGATCCGTGGTAATCACGATATCTTTAGGGACAACGACTACCGCGAACACTTTAGAGAATTACGTGCATATCATGTTATGAACGGAATGATCTTAAGTCATATTCCTTTACATCCGGAATCGTTGGGTCGGTTTGGTACTAACATACACGGGCACACACACGCTAATCGTGTTATGTTACCCGGGTTTGGTGGTAAGATCACTGACATAGTAGATACTCGTTATCACTGCGTTTGCGTAGAACAAACCCCTGATTTTGCTCCTATTTTGTTTGAAGACGTTATAGCACGTATTGAAGCAGAAGGCGGGAGCATAGGTTTCAAGAACGGAAACGGTTCTATAGCAGATTAGGACGTAGTCCTATTTTAGCGCCGGCCCCAAGGCGCTTATAAATGAGGGCAAAATAGCACCTTCGGGTGCTATTTTTTTGACTCTGCGTTCTGATATCAGCGGCATAAATATATATGGTAGAACAATTCCAGGAGTTATAGATATGCCGTTACAGATTCGCAGAGGCACCGACGCAGAAAGATTAGCAATGACACAGCCGCTAGCACAGGGCGAGCTGTTATTTGTTTCAACCCCAGGGGCTGAAAGATTATACATCGGGAATGGTACAACATTAGGTGGTGTTCAAATCACCGGGTATACCAACGAAGATGCACAAGATGCCGCAGCTCAACTTTTCAGCAGCGGCACACACACCGGAATTACCTTTACATACAATGACGTAGCAGCCAGTATATCAGCTGTGGTCGATTTAGCTAATTATCAAGGCACCATAGGAGCAACTTCTTTTAAAGGATCTATTGTAGCTGACGATTCTACTTTATTAGTTGACGGAATTTCTGGAAGAATTGTTGGCCCAGTGTTTTCCAATGTTGTTGGCAATGTTACGGGAACCTTAACTGGTAATGTTGTAGGTAATATTACCGGAGTAATAACAGGTACTGCAGGATCAACTATTACAGGTACGCTAACTGGAAGTTTATTAGGCACCAGTAGTGGACTGCATACCGGTGATGTAAAAGGTTCGATTTTCGGCGATGATTCTTCAATCATGGTGGACGTTATTGATAGAAGTGTATCTGCTAAAACAATAATAGTTACAGATACTCTAGGTGGAGCTACTACGCACACTATTCAAGGAAATATCAACGACCTGTTTATAGGTACCGCAGCCAGTCCTACTTCAGTATTCATGAATCTGGACACATCTCAAGAAGGTCTAATGCTAAGAGGTGTAACCACAGGAGGTGCTGGAGATCAACCGGTGCTGTCTTTTAGAGCTGCCAGAGGATCTATAGCTTCTCCTACTATTGTTCAAGATTTAGATTCATTAGGATTAATAAGTTTCGACGGATGGACCGGTAACACAGGTACCCCTACTGGACACGCGAAAGCATCATTTATTGGTTCGTCTGTAGACGATCTATCAATTGTATCAGGTGATGCTACGATCGCTGCAACATTAGTTATGGGAAGTTATGCTGATACTGGCACAGATGATTTATTTTATATGTTCAAAGGCGGAACCTTTTCAGCTTCTGCAATTGGATATCGCACAGGGTTTGGTGGAACAGTTACTCAAGGTACCAACAAGGCCACAGGTGTTACATTAAATAAAATCTGCGGACAGATAACACTCAATGCTGCATTGCTGGCTGCTAACACTACTGTTACGTTTACGCTAACCAACAGCAAAATAACTGCCGAGGATCATATATTAGTAACACATGTCAGCGGAGGAACACTAGGCGCATATGGAGTTGGTGGAATAGTTCCAGCGGCCGGCAGTGCTACTCTCTACGTGAGAAATCTAACCAGCGGTGGGTTAAGCGAGGCTATTGTTTTAAAATATACTGTATTTTTAAGTGCTAATTCGTAAAGAATATTTGAAAGCATCTATATCACGTTCGTGTAATTTAGCAATTAATTTAATACTCTGATCGTTGAAATAGTTTTTAAATTCCCAGTGATCGTATTCACTAATGTCAGGCAAAGGAATATTGCATTTTAGATATTCCTTTATCTTTTTAAAGTCTTGTTCTAAATTTTCTGCTTTACAGACAAAATCAACGTGCTCATCGTTCACGTGAATAAAATCTATTTGATTGGTAAATCGAGTAAACCATCGAGGAAAATTAAATTCTATTTCTGGGTTACAGTAATCTGCAACCCATTCGTTGATAGGTTTCAAATCTAATAGAGTTTGATTGTTCCAATCTAACCAATAGCCTTCTGTGCTGACTTTACGATACAAGCTGTACACACGCTGCCAGGGATTTCGTACCACACTCATGGTTTTAGCATAGGGATAATGTTCTTTTATCATACCCAAGTGAGGGTGATCAATCATCCACGGATCGGTATCACTAACATTGAAATTAGGTTTGAGCCAATCTGAAATAATTTTCTTCATGGCCATGCCTGTGCGGGGAACATGCACGTATGCTAACGAAGGACGACTGATATAAAAAGTACCCATTATTTTATTTTTATCAACTGTATTAATCTTCCCATTAGATCCCACTCCCACCACTTCTCTCCGGAGTGCCAACGAACACCGTGTGCATGATGATTATTGTGCCATCCGTCACCGAGGCTAACAATATTCGCTAGCCAACTGTTGGTACTTCGATCATTGGTTTCGTGATTTCTATATCCGTGCCCGTGTCCTAACACGTTCACTACTCCTATCAGATGTACAGTCATGCTGGCTGGAACCACATATACAAATAACCAAAGCAACGGGTCTATTACAAATAAAATCAAGGAAAACACAAAAATTATTTTAAAATAATGTTTAAAAATAAACTTATGCGTGGGGCTTCTCATAAGGTCTTTGACATAGGCCACAGGTATGTGTGGTATGTTCCAATCATATCCCCACCATACTTTTAATGCTTGCATCCAATTCCATTTACCGTTGATATAAGGACTGTGTGGGTCTCCGTCTTTGTCCGATGCTGCGTGATGCTGACGATGTAATGCTACCCAACTGATAGTAGGCCCTACTGTGGATATCACTGAAATGTAACTCAGAGTTGTTTCTAACCATTCATATGTCTTGAAACTTCTGTGTGTGAGTAGTCTATGCAGTGTGATCACCGAACTGATAGGCCCGATAACTAGCCATGCTACTAATGCTATCATCAGCAACCAATACTGTTGAGTGATCACAGCATACACAATAGATGGCAAGGCCACAATATGATTAAAAGTTTGTAGCAGTCTAATTTTTGAATCTAAATTCATTTGCCCTCCGGCAGCATATTCCATTCTTGATCATTGATAATGATAGGATTCCAATTTTCAAAAGCACGTTCACTGATATTTCTATAGACAAAATTTTGCCAACATTTTTGTACCGGCCACGGACAGGTTTGTATGTACCCAACCCCGTGCTGCCATTGATGATCACTAGCTGTGTCCATGTGCTGCTTCCAAATATCCCACCAACGTTTTCCACCTCTTGGTCTATTCTGCATGGTTATTAAATAGCACTCAAAGTTATTGTCTGCAATAAGTCGATCAATCAAACTACAGGTTACTCTAAACCCGTCAGTCATATCAGTGTGTGTCATACGAAACTCAGGAAAAGTATACAAACGATTAATCATTTTAGCTACATTGGACGGATATCTTTCATCATTGAAAACTCCCCCCATAACCATGGGCTTTCCTGTGCTAACTTGATACACCACACCATACCCGTGGTGATCTTCTATTCTTAAATTGTCCTGAGTATAATTATATCTGAGCCAATTATTTTCCTCAAGGCATTGTTTTCTAACCTGTTCAAACTCATTATTAGATTGGTAGTACACAACTATGTGTGTGTCTTTTAAATCGTATCTGCTGTACATAGAAAATTATTTACTTAAATATTTCAAAGGACGAGTACATGCTGGCTAATGCCGTAACTAGATTAAATTTTTCCGTGAAACTGGATTCTCTGAGAGAATATTATCACACGTTGGTCAACGAGTACGATCAGTTGAAATGGTGCTGGGATAGACACGGAAATGAAATCACACAAGAATGGCGTGAACGTATGATGCTGGATCAAAGCACACTGCTGCCTTATGGTTGGGCCATACAAAGCAATTTGGTTGATCCTAAAGTTCCTTGCCCCCCTTATAACATCAGCACACACCCTAGGTGTGAATATCGTAACACTGAACTGGCCTTTGGATTGGTAACTACACTACAGACTTTGATGCCTTATACATATCGATGGAGTTTGGTTGTACAGCCAGCTGGAGGAAAAGTTTCAAGGCATGTGGATCAAGGAGACGAATACACCGGACATATTCCAATATATGAAGCAAAACAATCAGTATTCAAATTCTGGGATCTAGAAGGCAATAGAAAAGATTTCACTATGTCAGCCGACGGCGGTGTTTATTTGGTAGATACCATAATAGAACACGAAACAGAAAACTACGATGTTGATGACAGAGTAGGTCTAGTTTTTAGATTTAAGAGAGACATGTTACCTGAATTGTTAAAACTGCAAGGTCAAATATCTTGACTGTAATTTACACACCCATCGATATCGAGTTTGACATGCCTGCCGAACAAGAAATCATTGATTGGTTTCATGCTAATAAGATCACTGATACAGACTATTGGGAATATGAAGAGGGCAGACACGAATGGTGTTATGTTGCCCTACGCAAAGAACCCAGCAACTGGCACACATACGAAGCATGGCTAGACTGGGCTAAAGAAAGAAAGCCTATAGACGATGCTGGATTGGTATTTCATCCAGGATTTGAAGAAGCATTTCCTGGATTAGCAAAGTGTGTGCGTGAGTTACCGTTTGATCAAATTGGCACCAGCGGCTTTATCATGCAGATAGGAACTATTCCTCCTCACAAAGATGCATTTTATGATATCGCCGAACCACGAAGGTATGTGATATATGTCACCGATCCTGCATACAATACATTTCATTTTGTACATAACGGTAAAAAGATATGGCCTGAGATAGATCCTAAATATCGTTGTTTTGCATTTAACAACACTGACGTGGAACATGCTGCTGATCCTACTAACAGAACCAAGATATTGTTAAGCACAGTTGGTATAATGAATAAAGAAAAACACGAAGCATTACTACAGCGTAGTATAGAAAAGTTTACAGATAAAGTTATACGAATATGAAATTAAACTACTACTGGAATGGTGTGCCGGGTATAGGATTATGTAGAAACAATTTAATTTATACCAGTCTAATGTCCGATGATAAGAAAACATTTGTCCAATGGTATTATAACGATCCTGAATATCACAAGGGGCAGAATGAGGTAATTGATCCTAGCAAGATGGAAGAAAAATGGTTGCGAGAAGTTAACTATCTAACACAGATGCGTAACCGTTATCCTGAGTTAATTCCTAAAATCATCCTAATAGAATTAGATGCGAAAAAACTTTATTTAGAAGTTGACGGTGTAGATTTCTGGAACAGAGCAGAGTGCAGTATTGACAACTATGATAAAGTATTACCAGACTGGCAAGATCAAATGTTAAACATAATTCAAGCGCATAAGTCACTAGGGTTATATAAGTTTAGTATGCACCCTAGCAGTTATTTTATAGTAGACGGCAAATTAAAAAGTATCAACTATTTTTTTACATATGCAGCTCATGAAGGTCCTATCAGTATTGCAGATCACGCCAGCCATATCTACAGTACTAGACAAGACATAATGCGTACACAAATAGAACAGATGGGATTAAGTTGGGATAAACCAGAATCATTAAAGACACTACAGATGCTGTGTTTTGAAAGTTTTAGAACAAATTATCCAGATGAATTTATAAACAAGGCCAAGAAAATTTATGATTAATAAAAAAGAATTGTTAGAGTCTAAACACTTCTGCATCTTACCTTTTATTAGTTCTCGTGTTTGGCATAGCCTAGTGGTGCCTTGCTGTATTAATCATGACGAAATATTTGGCATTAGTACTCAGCAATCTCTAGATGAGATTTATTCAAATAACAATACAAAATTAACAAGTTTTCGTAAACAACTGTTGAATGGTCCGACGTTGCCCAACAGCTGTTCGAGATGTAGTGATTGCGAACAATCTAATGTTACTAGCTTGCGACAATCTGCTAATCAAAAATGGTCACACACATTTGATAAATTAGAATTCAATGATACGGGTGATTTAAAAGAAAATAAATTTTACCTATGGGACGGAGTTGGCTACAGTAATCTATGCAATCTAAAATGTAGGATGTGCCCTAGCTACCTTAGCTCACGTACACGAGAGGAAGAAGTAGCTAATGGAATCGGTACTAAATCTATTTCTCCGATGCAGCAGGCATTCTTAGACAAGCACAATCTTAAAGGTGATCCCAATGAAATACTAATTGAATCATTCCGAGACATTGATCTTTTCTATAAATTCTTTGATCAACATGTTGAATTTATAGAAGAAATTAAATTCGAAGGCGGTGAGCCTATGATGATGGAACAACATTTTCGAATATTGGAATTACTAATAGAAAAAAATAAAACTAATATTAGATTACAGTATAATACTAATATGACCCGTCTAAAATTTAAACATTATAATATTTTAGATCTTTGGAAAGAATTTAATTCAGTTACTGTACAAGTAAGTTTAGATGCTGTCGGTGAACAAAATTATTATATAAGACATCCATCAAATTGGTTAGAAATACTTGAAAATATCGATCAGGTAAGGAAAGAATGTCCACACGTGGGTTTGAGTATATATACGACTATACAAATACTAAACTGTTTTGCTGCTAGCAAGTTACACGATTGGTGCAACAACAACAATCTCGAACATAGGTTTGTATTTCTTAAACACCCGTCTTGTATGAGTTTATATACCCTACCTAACAGTTACAAAGAACGGGTCAAACAGCATTGGGAGAGATACGAATCAAATACCGAAGTGGATGGATTTTTAAGGATGATGTGGGTCAACGATAATTCAAATGAGATTACTGAATTTTTAACAACTATAGAAGAGAGAGATAAAATTAGAAACGAATCGTTGTTAGCGACCTTTCCAGAATTTAAGGAATTATATGATTAAAGGTATTAACAACCAGCCATACATTGATATGACTCCATACCTTGACATGGATACATTTGATCATTTACAACCCGAAATACTTCGAGGTTTTGCAGATGCTCGAGAATTTGCCAAAGAAGGCACATGGATGAAGCCTGCTTTTAAAATAGAAGACATGAGTTATATTCCAAATTGGAAACCTATCTACAAAGCAATAGAAGAATTTTTAGCATTACCTGACGATAATCCTATCAAACAGGGCGGCATTGATCTATATAGAGACTTCCAGGATTTTACAGTACGCAATAGATTTACCCGATACATTAAAATGGCCATGGGAGCATACGATCCTTACATTTATTACTTCCTGTGGGAACAGGGCAGTTGGGATGATCGAAGTGCTACTAGAAAACTCACGCCCGAAGCCGCCCATTTTCCAGGAACAGTTGCGTGGGTAGAAAACTTAATCACCTCAGGAATATTTGAAAATATCGGACGAGTAATATTCTTTCATTGTGAAGCGGGTGGCGTTCCTTTTGAGCATAGAGATTTGGACGGCGAAAAAGGATTGCAACAAGGATATACCGATAATGTAAACGAGTTCATACACATACGACCGAACACAAAGAAACCTTTTTATTTGTGGGATCCAGAAACTAGGAATCATACCTACATCAATAGTCGTGCTGCATGGTGGAATGATCAAGACTGGCACGGCGGTAATGCTACCATGGAACAGAGCTACGGATTACGTATCGATGGTAAATTTACAGAAGAATTTAAATTACTTATAGCCAGTAAAGGTCAATAAAAACTTAGGTGCCAATCCTACATTAGACCCTGCATGCCAAGCGTGTAAATCAGCGTATTGATATATGCTACCTTGCTGTTCCATATAGTATGCATCGTCGGCTGTGACAAATACATGTCCTGCTGAGGGCTTACTTAAAAAACAAAAATATCTCACAAGTGTGCCTAGTTGTTCGTGTTCTTTTTCCCAAGGATTAATATCCCAATGCCACGGTGTGCATTTGCCTGGCCTTATTTCACTGACCCAACACATCAACGGTTTAGCATTAACTGCCATACTAATAACAAGTTCATAGTTTTTGTGAAAATGTACACCTGATTGATAGTGGCGATACTCTACAGTATGCTCATCATAGCCTACAGATTTTAACATTTCAGTTTGATTAAGGTATTCGTTGTAGTATGGATTATCTTTAGGTAGTTCCATGTGACCGTGACTAGGTTCAACTGTATGGGTGCTGATCTCTGTAATTAAACTTTCACATAGCGGGGCAGTAAGTGTAGATACATAAAGTTTCATAATAGTGAAAACTCCGCTGGCAAAATACTGTTAAACAGATCTAATTTATTTTTTTCTATATTAAACTTTACTGTGATGGGTGAATATGAAAAATTGTTTATATAACCCAACTTGTTTGCATGGTTAAGCCACGGGCTCAATGTATTGTCAAATATAAATCTAGCATCGTCGGTGTTAGATACAGTCGAAGATAGTGCTATCTCTACCGGATCTAATAGTTCATTCTTTTTTAGTAAATGTCTGACTACCAATTGTACTCTAGCACATCTACCAAAATTAGTAGCGGTGTGTAGTAGTCCGGCATTCATGTTATACCAAATGCCATCCTGCTCAAGCGGAAACATCTGTTCTCTAACTAAATCTATAAGATAACATGCTTCACCTTGTATGTTAAGATGATATCTGTCGTCTATATCTGCATGAGTTTGATAACATTGATTATGATCTAAAATAATAATTCTTGCTTCGCCTTTGATCACAGGCAGCGAATTGTAAAGAGTCTCCCAAACAGTGCCTCTATATTCATCCTTTAAAACCCACGGATCATAAAAGAAGTTACCAGTGGGTTGATTGATAGTGGTTTTCATTTTATCGTGTATCAATCGGTTGCGTGCCTCTTGAAAAAAAGATGTATCGACTGTATAATTTGTTTTGGATAGCATGGAAATATTTACCCTTTAAACCATGCATATAAATATTTCATGGACATTATAGACCAAGCAACAGAGATACTTAGAAAACCCATCGGTTGGATAGAGCTTGATATTGAGTTTGACCTTGATGCGTGGCAGCAAGAAGCAGCACAAGCTCAACCATTTTTGGTAGAACACCGAGAAGGTGACGGACACGAAGGTTGGCGTAGCTGTTGTCTTCACGGTATAGATTGGGATAAAACTGGTCATTGGTCTCGGTATGACAACGTCGAATCAGATTTAATTTATCGATGGACCAAGGTGTCGCAGCTCACACCCTGCATCACTGAATTTTGGAAAACATTTCCCACTGAAAGATTTGCCAGATTGCGATTCATGGAGTTGGCAGCAGGTGGTCATATAGCGGCTCACAACGATTCCCCAGGGGGAGTAAAGAACACAGAATTTGACATGATGGATCACATGATTCCGATCAACGTAGCAATAACACATCCCAAAGATTGTAATATGCAGTTAGAGGGATACGGTACTGTACCTTTCTCTAAAGGGAAAGCATTCATTGTTAACATCACAAATACACATTCAGTTATAAATCACAGCGATCAACCCAGAATGCATATGATCGCTCATTGCGTTATAGGTAACAAGAAAAAAGAATTTGCAGAATTAGTTGTTCGAAGTTATAATAAACAAAATGAACGTAGTTAAATTTCAGAATTTTAAGAAACCTATAGTATTTTGTATAGTTGATAATACACATATCTATACCAGTGAATGGTCAAAAGAACTGATTAAAAATGTATCCGACTTTACTATTTCAAATACATTTTCAAAAGGATACGATATATTGCAGGGGCAAGATGAGGATGCACTATTACAGATAGCCTGTGATCAAAAATATCAAGCTGCTGTAATATTCTCTACTGGTACAGAATTTATCAACGGTGATAGTTTCTATAATGAGATAGAAAAACTACATAAAGAAAAAGTGTTTATCGCAGGCCACATTTTAGATCGAGCAGATGCATATTATGAACTGCATCATCAATGCTACTATATTGACCTAGACATATATCAACAGGTGGGAAGCCCTCGAATAGGAAAACAACAGTTAGGTATTAAACATCGCAAAATAAAACCTCGGCGCAGTAGTGATAATATACACGATGATTATACTCCAACGTGGGTGTCTGGTGGCGAAGATGAAACAGACTATAATCACAAAATGCATGGACATAATGTATTAAGTGTAGCATTTGATCGTGAAATTTCTGTAGTGGTATTTGACAATAATATACGTCAACATAAAAAACATTATTACCCAGAAAACCAACAGGAATTTATAAATCATATACAATGGGCATACCAAAGGTTTAATTTTTGTTCAACAGAGTTTGTGCATACCAATCATACCGAGAATATCAACTTTCAAAATCAAGTGTTTGAACAGTTTTTTGTGCCGGCCAGTGGAGCATGGTGGCAAACTATGGTTAATAAATCAAAGCCAGTTACTGTGGTGATCTATGACTATAATCAAAAGGCCTTGGACTATTGGGAAATTCATAAACCGAACATCCCTAATGTCACTTATGTGTTTTTAAAAATAGATCTACTCACAGACATATATGATTTCAATCACTTTGATAAGGCACTACCTACCTTAATAAATTTATCAAACATCTATGCCTATGAAGCCACTAGTATTTTATACAGTCTAGAGCAGAGATTATTCAAAGAAAATGCAATGATCACGACTATTAAAAATCACTTTTCATCTGCAACTATTAATTTTTCATTGCGGGCATCTACCGGATTTACCGATAGTAATTTATATCATGATATTTCTACAATAGACATTCAACAACTGGTTAAGCCTACATGGCATTGCAAGGACTGGCTATGAACCATCATAATATAGATAACTGTCTTGTACCCTTTGATCACTCATGGGAAAATATAGCCATCAGCGTAAGTGGTGGTGCTGACAGTGCGCTGTTGGCCTATCTGATTTGCGACCTAGCCAAAGACCACAACGTCACCATACACATTATTAACCATGTGCGTTGTTGGAAGACAAAGCCCTGGCAACAAGATAACGCCAATGATGTATATAATTGGTTGTTCCAAAGATTTTATCACACCAAGTTTGTTCGGCATACAAACTTTATAGCACCTGAATTAGAATACGGTGATGTTGGGCCGATTCTAACAGACGAATACGGTAAAAAAGTCAGCGGTGATAATATACAACAACGTGCATATGCAGAATTTGTTTGTCACAAATACGATATCAATGCATACTACAATGCAGTCACTAGAAATCCAATAGCAGTTGATCTCGGAGGCATGGAAGAAAGAAATATTGATGCCAATGATAGTAATCAACATCTTAAAATTATGAAGCACATGGATCGATGGGCTATTCATCCTTTTAGATTTGTAGATAAAAGTTGGGTTATCTCACAGTATAAAAGACTGGAAATTATAGACCTTTTAGAACTTACTAGAAGTTGTGAAGGCACGTTTGAAGAAATAGATTTTACAAATTATACCAAAGGACAATATGTTCCAGTTTGCGGAGAATGTTTTTGGTGCAAAGAAAGAAGGTGGGCCATTGATCAATAGCAAAACATTTTGTATGCATCCTTTCACAGGATTAGCAACACGCGAAGACGGCGCTGTTAAAGTCTGTTGTCGAAGCCATCCTATTGGCTTTATTCAAAAAAACACTCTTGAACAAATTTGGAATAATGATACCATGCGCCGAATTCGCACTCAAGTTTTGTCCGGAGAGCGTCCTCCCGAATGTGCGCCTTGCTTCGCATTAGAAGATCAAGGAGTCGAAAGCCTGCGTCAAAGACATATCAACGGTGTTATACCAGAAGCTCGTATTAATCTCTACCCCAAAGCGTTAGCCGAGTTACATCCAGAAATGACCATGCCTTTTAACTTTCCTACCATGGAAATTAAATTAAACAATCTATGCAATTTAAAATGTCGCATGTGTAATCCCATGGACTCAACCAGCTGGAATGATTGGCAAGAAGTAGAACAGCATTACGAAAAAGAAGATAATTTTTTAGTAAAAAAGATCATAGACTTAAATCTCAAGAACAAGCCGTTCTTAGATAGTTTTGTAGATACGCCTAATTGGTGGGAAAGTTTTGAAAAACTATTGCCTTACTTTAGACGTGTAGAGTTCGCTGGTGGTGAACCCCTGATGGATCCTACACATTATAAAATTTTAGATATGCTTGCTCCGTATGGTAAGGATATAGAAATTAAGTACGCTACTAACTTGACCATGTTGGGCAAGAGCGACAGAACTGTGTGGCAGTATTGGCCTAAATTTAAAAGTGTTGCTGTTAATGTGAGCATAGATGGTATAGGAAGCAGTTATGAATACATTCGAGGAAATGCATCATGGGCTGAATTAATCAACAATATAAAACAGATACAGACAATTCCCAATGTAAGTCGAATAGTAGGAGCGGTGGCTGTACAGGTCAGCAACATTTTAATTTTAGATAAAATGATAGAATATTTTTTAGACGATTTAGGGATTGTGTTTTATACCAATATGGTAAATTACCCCAAAGTGTTGTCACCGCAGGTGTTACCTAAATATCTAAAAATACTAGCTATAGAAAGATTACAGAATGTAATGCAACGTGTAACAGATTTTAAATACGTTAAAGAAAATCCTATTTTATTAGATATTACTCTTGGTCAGATTACCGGTGTAATTAATTTTTTAGAAGCCAACGACCAAAGCGACCTATGGGAAGAATGCATAGATTTTAATAAAAAATTAGATGCTACTAGACAACAAAGTTTTGTATCTAACACACCGGAGTTTAAAAGATATGTTCCTTGATTATAAAAAATATCAACATTGGTCATTGATTGACGAAATATTAATTCTAGCACAACAAGAATTAACAGTATTTCTAGCCAACAAGACTCCGTACGATATGGCCGACTACAAATGGTTTGAAAAACAATATGGTCATCCAATGGGACCGAAGGTGTGGAATTGGTATGCAGTTCCTAATTTACGGGCAAGTCAAGAAACTGAGTGGAGTGATTTATTACCACAGCTGACACAAAAGGCAAAGTCTTTGCCGGGAATAGTTAATTTCAGCGTAAATGCTATCGCACCAGGAGGTGAAGCTCCCTTTCACAGCGACTACGACTATGACATGCGCATTGATCTATCTAAATCAAACAAGGTATATGTCATATTAATTGGAGTTAATATTCCAGATGTTCCTGTAGACAAATGTGGGTTCCAGTTAGGTGATGAAAAAATAAAATTTAGTACAAATGATATTGTTGCGTTCGATGGAGGTATCACACACGGTTCATGGAATTTTACTGACCAGTGGCGCTATACCATAAATATGGATATAAAACAAGAAGAGTGGAACCTATGACATCTGTCTGGAAAGATCCGACAAAATACAAAGACTACGATAAACTGTGGCCATTGGTTTCGATGGCTAAAAAGATCGTGGTCGGCGATGACGGCTATCCTATAAACATAGAAAAAATCAACGATCAATACAAAGGTTTTTATTTAAGAAAAGACAGACCAGAAAATCCCATCAAATGGAATGCCATAACAGTGTATCAACGATTGCCTGACTTTCAGTTTATTGCTGATAAAATAGATCAAAGATATACTTTGCTCAAAAACGAATTTGAAAAAATAGAAACCATCACGCAGGTAGTTATAAATTATATCGGACCTCAGTCAATTACTCCATTACATAGTGATAGCAAAACTTATAAAGGGTCTGGTCAAGACTATATTGGTGGCGTTATGGCCAACGGTGTTGTTGCTCCCACATATCAAATAATGATAGGTCTTTGGATCCCACCTTTTGACAATGATGAGATAGGATTAGAATTCCCTGGACACGGTTTTAAAACATGGAAGACCGACGAGGCACTAGCATTTGATGGTGCTTACGATCATCAAGGATGGAACAGAACAGATTTTACAAGAGTGTCACTGTTCATTGACGTATTAAAAAGTTCTGTAGATGAATAAAATAACCAGTGTATGGCCTCACCAGGATCAAATCAAAGTAGAATGGAACCTTGGTAAACGCTGTAACTACGATTGCAGTTATTGTCCCTCGGAAATACACAATAATTTTAGTCCGCACACAGATATTAACATTCTAGAATCAACTGTAGATAAACTGTGTGAACTAGGGAAACCGTTGCGTATTAGTCTAACTGGAGGAGAACCGTGTGTTCATCCAGACATCGAGGATTTATTAGAATACTTCAAACGTAAAGACGTGTTCTGGGTTAACTTAACTACTAACGGCACTAGGGGATATAGGTGGTATCTTGAAAATGAAATATTCTTCAATCATCTTGTGTTTAGCCTGCACTTTGAACAAGATTGGACACGTATATTTGATACGATTTTAAAATTCTACGACAGCACTGAACAAGACTTTTTTGTCAACATCATGGCTCATCACAAATATATGCACAATGTAAAAGTTGTTGTTAAAAAGTTTGATGAGATCGGAATCAAATATGCTATTCGTAGAATCCGATGGACCGAAGGTGACCATAATGTGTTCGATGATTTAAAATATGACGGCAAAGACCTAGAATGGATTTTAAGTCATGACGCTACTGCGAAGCCTAATGTGCGTATCGATGACAGCGAAATTATGCACAGCAACGATGTAATTAAACTTCACAAGAATCAATTCAAAGGGTGGAGCTGTAATGCAGGGTTAGAAAGCCTTATGATTAATTGGGATGGAGAAGTGCATCGTGCTACCTGTAGAGTCGGCGGCAGCTTAGGTAATATCTATCACAACACATTTAAACCAGTTACAGAACAGATTATCTGCACTAGAGACAATTGTACCTGTGCAGCAGATATACCATTAACAAAATTTAGAAATGTGAGTGTCAGGTTGACATGAACAATCATTTTTTGGACATATCACAGAATTCATCCCATTGAGTTCAACTCCGCATGATCCTCTAATAGTACCGTCGTGATTTATTACTATGGATTCGGCACCTAGCATACAACTCCATCCTTTAAACTTGTTCCAATTATTGAGTATAATCGTATGAGGCTTTGCAACCTTGGCTACATTGTTGTCAAATAATACAACACTCTGGTGTAATTTAAAATCATCAATGTGTTTCAACAATCTATCACTGGACGGAATACGTTTTATACTACTTTCTAGGTAGGCTATTTGTTCTGTGTTATAGCAATCGACACCACGACCCGGAGCATCGACAATTTCCTTGGTTTGTATTATCCAAGGATACTTGCTAGTCATCATGACATTCACTGCGTCAACACATTTATTCCAATTTTTAAAATCCATTAGAACAAGCGTTGTAACTTTAAGTTCTTTTTCATATAGAAAATCAGCGACAGCACAATGATGTGCTAGATCAGCATATTCATTATGAAAACTTAATGTAACATCATCAAAATAAAGATAATTATTTTTCCACCATTCTAATGTTCTAGATCCGTTAGAGACCAGTGTGATAAAAACATTATGAGTTTCTTTTAATTGTTTGCAGAAGTGTTCTAGCTTTGGCCATAGTGTAGGTTCGCCGCCGCCGGATATAGTCAAATGGAATTTTGTTTTTCCTGCCTGCTTGTATTGATCAAATACATTCCTAAAATTTGCCAGGATAGCATCAACGTCTTTAGGGTATCTAAAATTTCCATCGTGTGTACCTGGCCAACAATAAGAACAGTTAAAATTACAAATGTCAGTCGGGAAGAATCTAACCTGTAATAGGTCGTTATCTTGGGTTGATATAATTTTAATTGGAATCATAAAGTTTTTAGTTCTGGGAACACATCAGTATAGCATGTTCCTCGAACACTATCGGTGGTGGTTAGATAATCAAGTAACGTTGGAATCTTGTTAGACCAATCCTCAGATTCCATATAATTTATCAACCCCTTCCATCTTGTTAGCCCATAAGGGTTATTTACAAACTCAGTGTTGGTCATATTGCTGTCACAAAAATGATCAATACGAGTTTTTACTTTATCTTTTAGGTGTTTAGGCAACACTCGCACATTTAGATAGCTAGGCAAGTAAACTAGATGTGTTCCGATCAGGCCGGCACCGTAGGGGGGCAGATTAATCTTTTTAAAGTTTTTACTTTCTTTCCAATGCACCAAGTCCGGAATAGTCAACACATTCATTAGCTGTACGGCACAGGCAATATTGACAATGATATTGTCTGGTGTATCGTCCAGTCGTTCTAAATTTGAAACTACGTTGTCCCATTTACTAGGATAACGAATATAATCGTTGCGTTCTTCTAATGCGTCTATGCTGAAATTGAACTTAACTTGTTTAAAGTGTGACCATAATTCAAAAAGTTTCTCAGGTAATTCTAATCCATTGCTGTTGTATCGAAGCACACAATTTTCTGCATTGCCTGTTTCGACCATGAATTCTAATATTTTATAATGCTCCGGAATCAACAAAGGCTCGCCACCTGCAAAATATAATTCTTTAATAAACGTTGCCTGCTGTTTCATTTCATTAAGAAATCTGCCGTTTTGATACCACGTGTAATCTCTATTACGATCATCCCAATGTTGATCTTTTATTAATTCTAGGGTTTTATATTTGGGATATTGTAATTTCCATTCTTTGATCCAAGAACTGCTGTCGTGCGGACTGCACATAATACATTTAAGTTGACACAAATTTCCTAATCGTAAATCAAAATAGGGAATACTAACTGGCAAGGATCCGTCTTGTTCGGTGGTAGCAACGATGGAATCGATATCTAGCCGTTCCTTCCAGACCACAGTCTCCCATTGTCTCTTACTAACAATACCTTTAGATTCTTCTTCAAAACATTTAGTACAACTAACAGGAATCTCATCATTCATCATTTGTAAACGAGTTGCCTTCATTTGAGGCGAGTTCCATATTTCTTCTATAGAATAATCTCGTAGATTCATAATATGGCCATCCTGAATGACCAGTCCAGATTCTTTGGAATCTACAACGCCAGCACCAGATGCATTAGCTGTGCAACATAATCTAACATCACCGTTAGGCCTAGTCGCTAGATGTATCCAAGGAAGGGCACAAATAGTATTAGACATCAAATTTTGTAACTTCTAAGAATTGATCCGTGCATCGACTTATCTCTACTTCTTGATGAATCCCGCACGATCTAGAACATATGATATTTTTATTTTGTCCTGACCACATATCATTCCATATGGTTTGGTAGGCATCGCTATCAACTATGTTTTTTATCGATCGTTTAAACGTGTTTACTTCGCCTAAAATATCAACCATTTGTTGATGCTGTTGTTGTATTTTTTTTCTAACAGCAAATGCAGCATCGTCGGATATGTGTGTATAAGGAGTATTGGCCAACCAGCAACACGCAAATAAATCACCATGCGCATCTATGTAAATTTCTTTGGTTTCTAATACCTGACATTTTATTTGTGAATCTGCAACTATTTTTTCATAATTTTCTATAGTTTTTCTATCTATGAATTTCATAGGAGTGTCTGTTGGCGGCTCTACGAAATGCATGATGCTGCCTTTTTTATCAACCACCTTTACTGCAGGTTCTAATATAAATCTGCTACTTTCTTTATGATGAAAACTTTCAAATCCCAACTGTTGACTTAGCAATCTAGCCTGTTCTATTTGATGCTGATTGTGTTTGAATCTGATAAATGCCCATTGAGCTTTACCCCCGGCACCTATAAAAGCCTTGGCGTTAGCAATGACATTCTGGTAGTTGACTCCTACTCTATATAAGTGGTTGGTATCTTCTAATCCATCTATGCCAAACACCACCAAATGATTATCTGGTAATGCGCGAGCTAGATCTTTCCACCATTGCGGTTTGCGCATGCCACCATTGGTGTGTATATGAATCTGTACTTGACTGTTGATCTCCTTGGCGTATTCGCACATTTGAATAATATTGTTATTCATAATAGGATCACCAAACGTACCACAAAAATAAAACCCATGTAACTGTTGCAACACCTCAGAGGTCATCACTGTCTTGAATTCTTCTAAGGTCCAATCATTGATTTTAATCAATGGGTTATCTAATCCGCCGTGAACATTGCGAGAACACATAGGGCAACTGGCTTGACAATTATTGGATATTTCTAAGTGTATTTGACGAAGATTTGAAAATTTAAACATCTTACGGTATTTAACACAATTATATTAGCACATTTTTAGTCGTGGCTTTGCCTTTTGATAAATACTTGACCGACCTGCAGGAGTATTACAATGATTACAGAAAACACATTCGATGCTAAAGATATTAAAAAAGCTATTATAAAAAGCCAACATTGCCAACGGAATTGGGATCTCTCTAAAGACATACCCCAAGAGCATCTTGAAATACTCAAGACTTCTATCACACAGGCTCCTAGCTTACAGAATGTTGCTTTTTACAAAATACATTGGATACAAGATCGAGAAACAATAGAAAAAGTACACGAGTGTACTCACGGTGCTCCGTATAGAAAAACCAAAAAAGGAATATTAGTCGACCCTAATCCCAAAGAAGATGATCATTTGTACGACATGGGAGATACTACTCAATCGCAGGTGTTGGCAAATCTTGTAGTAGTATTTGAAGAATATTACAATGTAGAAGAATATTTTAAAGAAAAACGCATAGAAGACAAACCTAAAGACTTCGATAAACATGTAGCAGTGGGTATTGCTTCTGGTTATCTTAACCTCACTGCTAACCTTTTAGGTTATGAAACAGGTTGCTGTATCTCTATGAAACACGACGAATTGAAAAAAACTCTAGACATGCAAGGAAAACCGTTATTAGTAATGGGAGTCGGTTTTAAACAACAAGGTGTTAGTCGTAGATTGCATCACACAACCCCTGAAATAAAATATCCAACTAATCCAAGACAAGAAATTCCAGTAGTTGATTATCAGTAATGCAAGTATATCATCAAGATATTGTAATTACTAAATTACAAGAAATTCAGAATCGATATTGTAATCACATGCCTGATGTAGAATCAGGGGAAACTGAAATAATCGATTTTGATAAAGAAAGCGAAGACGCACAATGGATAACACAAAACATACTTCCAGATATCGAAGCATATACCGGGAAGAAACATACGTTTCACCGAGCAGTATTGTTTGGCCAAGGCCCTAAAAGTTTTCAACCTGAACATATTGATGGTTTCTGGCCGCCCAAGGACGATGCAATTATTTGGTCATTAAACATTCCGATTACAAATTGCGAACAAGGGGAAATGATATGGTATGAAGGAGACTTTACAGTATCTCCAAAACCCAACTCTCCTGAGTACGATTCTGGATTTAGGCCCAGTCATCGTACAAACGTAAAACTACTTAATTCGCTCGACTTAACTTGGGTCGGAGAACGTAAAATTAAAGATCGTATTATTGTAAATCAACCTACTATTGTTAAAGTTGACATTCCTCATCAAGTGGTGAACGCCAGCAATCAAGTACGCAAGTTATTAGCAGTAAGAGTTAGTCCGAATCTCATAATGCAGCAGTAGGAAACCACTCTCCGATAAATATTTTATGATGTATATCGGCAACTATTTCGATTGGATTAAACCAAATTGGCTCAATGAAGTCATCACGCATCCCGGGTTTGAGATGCCCAAGCATAGTCTACGCAACGAAGCAAGATTCAACCCAATACTCAAATCATATCTCAAGGATGTAGATAAAGTATTATCCCAACAAGAATATGATCAACTTATCATCGAACTTGATGCAATGGATTCAAATGATAATGTTGTAAGGCATGCCAGGATTCATGCAAACTACCTCGATCCCAAGAGAAATTTAGACGAAGAATACGGCATGTACCATGATGCAGGCTACGATGTTTGGGCCGATCATTTTAGATTGATGGAAAAATTTGATGTCAGCTTTGATATCCTAGAAGATCCTCCTCCTTTCTTAGATTGGAAGGGTAAACATATCACATGGTGGTTCAGCAAAATGGATCCTGGTCACGTCATGCCCATGCATATAGACAAAGCAGATCCTAATATAAAAATTCACAAGTATTGGATGCCGTGGACTGACTACGAAAAGGGCCATATTTTTATGGTCGAAGATCGCGTCATCACTGATTATCGAGCCGGTGATGTTTTCATGTTCGACAATCCCGGAGCATGGCACGGTGCTGTAAATATAGGTCATAGTCCGCGAGCAATACTACAGATAACTGATTATAAAATTTCAAGAAACTTAGATATTGTATGAAATATCTAGGTAACTATCGAGACTGGATCCAACCATCGTGGATAGATAATATTTTATCAGTGACTGGATTCGGAGCTCCTAAAGATTTTAATATAGATAAAGAAATTTCTATTGGTCAAAGATCCACCATGCACGAATCAGAAAGAAAAGTTTATGAGGTGTATGGTACAGACAAGATTTTTTTCTATCTATTAGAAAGTCAATGTCTAAACTTTGACATACAACCACCGTGGTTAACAGAAAAATTCGACTGGTGGATAACAAAAATGATGCCGGGACAATTCATACCTATACACAGCGATGGTCCTAAACATTTAAAAGGTAAAAGATATTGGATGCCTTTGTTAGACTGGGAGCCGGGGCACATCTTTCTATATGAAGATGTTAGTATTACCAAATATACCGCAGGGGATCTTTGGGAATACGAGGACAGTTTGGCCCCCCATGGAGCAATTAACATAGGGAATAACATTAGATTGATATTGCAAATTAGTACCTTTGGAGATCATAGATGAAATTTGTAGGAAATTATGCAGAAATAATTCAACCTTCTTGGATAGAAGAACTGTTATCCAAGGACGGACTGTTTAGACCCAGAGACGGGAAAAAACCAGATACAGCAGAGATGCACAACGAATATAAGCTGGCTATGGATGCTGGATATGATTCCAACGGAATCTACTTTCAGATGTTTGATAAGAACAATGTGTCGTTTGAAGTAACTCCTCCTTGCGGGGATAGTCCGAACTTTCACTGGTGGATAACAAAACTGATGCCGGGAAATTTCATGCCTATGCACAAGGATCCACATACTATGTACGAAAAAAACAGCAGACGGTTTTGGATGCCTCTCCAGGATTGGGCACAAGGCCATATTTTTGTATACGAAGATGAAGTGATCACAAACTACAAAGCAGGGGATGTATACGTATATCAGGATGCTCAGGCATTACACGGCGCAGCCAACATCGGATTAACTCCGAGATTAGTATTACAGTTTAGTACACATGACTGAAATTGCTATCACTGATGTTGTAGATGTAGAACATGCCTTAGATTCTATGATTGTTTATTTTAGATCAAGGTATGATGACAAAATCTGTACCGAAGAATTTATCAGAAACTACGGAAAATATCAACCATACAGTTATAAATTTATTGTAAAAGATCGAGCTGTGATCAATCCCACAGTGTCTGAGGATTTTTTTAAAACTACCAACACCATAACTTTAGAAGATTGCCTAAATTTAAATTACACCGCCATAGATCTGATGATCAGCGAAGATAAAGTTCATAGAGTTATAAATGGTCAACACAGAATTTTACGCATATTGTGGCAGTGCTTAAATAATCACATCGATATAAACAAAATAAAAATTAAATGTACTATTAAGGAATACGCATAATATGAAATTCATAGGAAATTACAGTGACTGGCTCAAACCTGAATGGGTCAAATACGTTCTCGAAAACGATGGTAAAGAAATGCCGAAGTGGGAATTCCAAGAAAACGGAATCCTTGATGCAATAGCACGAGGTGAACGTGCTGAGTTCTGCGAATTTCAAAAAAAATATGAAGAAGTAGGATACCGACATGACTCGTTGTTGTACTATGTATTTGAACAGGACAACTTTCCTTTTGAATTAACATTACCACCATTTGTAGATTTAAAACCCAACCAAGGAGCATATTGGAATCTTTTCAAATACAAACCCGGACACCTATTGCCTATTCACAGTGATAGAATTCCTAAATTCGAAAAAAATTGTGTTAGATATTGGATGAGTTGGTTAGACTGGCAGGATGGACATATATTAGTATATGAAAACACTATGGTGGCTGACTACAAGGCAGGTGACACTTTTATATTTCCTAATCCGTTCGGAGTTCACGGTGCTGCAAATATAGGCCTCACTACAAGGATCTCTTTTCAGATTACTGTGTTTGATGAAGCCTAAACTTTATATCTTTGGTTGCAGTTATAGTATAGGAGAAGAACTTCTCTTAGATGAAATACAACAACTAAATCAGCTGAGGCTGGATACTGCACACGACCCTAGGATCTTTTTTCATGCACTTGAAAAAGACACAGAACTATCTAGACAATACCAATCACTGATAGCTAAACAAAAAATATTATCTTGGCCAAATCTGTTGGCTAGTATGATGAATATGGATTGTATAAACCTAGCAGAAAGTGGTAACAGTCTCGATAAGATGCTTTATCAAATTTCTATTACAGAATTTAATAGCAATGATATGATAATCGTTGCCTTAACCAATCCTTATAGATCCATGTACTTCAGTGACACTGCTAAATCATTTCAACTACCTAGTTTAGTCTGGCCTGTAAAAGACCGATTACTTGGTGTTGGAGCCAACGGTGATTTAGACTATGTTGTCGGTAAAGAAGAAGACAAGGCTATTCTAAAATGGTTTAATGATGACCGTGTGATATGGGATCAGATAAAAAATCTTTCAATGTTAGGCTATCTACAAAAGTCTTTAAATCTTTTTGTGGTTCCGGCAATGTCTCGAAAAACATTTGAATTAAAAAATTATAACTGTCCAGTGTTATTAGATTTATATAATAATTTAGAAAAAACATTGTGCATCACCGATAAAAATCTTGACGAGTTTATAGTAACTAGAATGCCTTGGGGGCATCCCGACAAGCCCGCACACACTGCATATGCCGAACATTGTTATGAAATATTGCGGCAACTATAAACATCTCATTAAACCGCATTGGATACAATCAATACTTGAAAGCAAAGGTACATTGATTACTCCGTTTCACGACTACGTAGACAATCCAGCATTAGCAGCTGCCCTTTTGAAACAACGATATATTCCAGAAAGAGTCAATGCTAAAAATCAAGAACAACAGAACCTGTTTCTGTCTGGAGTCTATGACAGTAATTTAATTATGGCTGAAATGTTTACGGCAGATAACTTACCGTTTGAACTCGATCTTGGCGAACTGAATAGATTTCTCATAGGTGATTGGTGGATTATTAAACAGATGCCCGGACAATATATGCCTATACATAGAGATACTGCCAAGCCAGTAAAAAATAATCACAGATTTTGGTTTCCGTGGGCAGACTACGAGCCTGGTCATGTTTTTTTACATCAGGGAAAATTCATAGATAATTACAGTGCAGGAGACCTTTTTCAATACAACGAAGATGATGATCTTCATGGATCAGTTAATCTTAGTCTAACTCCAAGAATAATAATGCAAATTAGCGAACACGTGATTACATGCTAGATAAATTAAAAACAGAATTAATATTGGACTGGAGACAGTGGGTTGACCATTTTGATAAATTTGTAGGAAACAATCCCAGAGACCCAGAAGAAAAATTGTGGCAGTATCGACATCATCAAGACTATTGCACATGGATGATCAATGACGAAAATATCTGGACTATAAGTTATCAATACGTGCATTGTTTAGACGAATCTGGAAAAATGTTTTGCTTACAATCCGATGTGGCAAGTAAAAGAACATCTCTAGAAAACTATCAAACAATATATCAAGCAGCAGATAAAAATCATTTACCGATATTAAATCACAAAAAAATCATCGACGGTGATCTTCTTTACACAGAATTTTCTAGTCCGCAAAACTGTTTAGGATATCCGCCGGCGTATAATCTCATCGAGATCATGACTAAAAGTCAAAATGTCTCAGAAGAGTTTATAGCGTATCTAATAAAAATAATTGATGCTCACTATTGGTTAGTGGAACTGTGTTTAAAATTAGATTTGCCTTTCTACGAAAATCATCATGTGCTGGTAAATCATTTTTTATATCAAGACGAAATTTATTTCAAAGACACGTTATTTTATTTCACATCAGAAAACAGACAGGAAATTGAAATGATAGCACATAGTTGGATGACCACCCTTGACGGGTTTAGAAGAGCACAGGGAATAATTAGTGCCTATAGATCGAGAGATGATGCTTCCGAAGAAACTGTTAAAGAAATATATCAAGCAATTGATAACTTAATCGATTATTCTTATACAAAATGTCAAAAATTAAAGAATTAAACAGTGTTATCAAGCATTGGCAAAATGACGAAGCTGTGATTTCTCTTGAAACTAATTTTTATATTTTCAGAGAGGCCCAAGGTACAGGCACCGAGCTATACTACGACTTTACTATATGGGAATGGAATTCCCATATCATTAAAATTTTAGAGGTAGGTGTGCATCCGGAAGCCCCAGCCGACCGTGAACAATGACATTTTTTAATGTGTTGAATCTGCCCACTACGATCTCTACACTTAAATTATAATCACCGACCTGTTGTTTTATTTCTTCTTCGGTGAACGCTGCTAATAGACTGTTGTAAAAATCTTGTTTGAAACTTTCAGGGTCATTCTCTGCATACTGCTCTACAATCAGACGAGCCTGCGATTCTGATTCAGGTCGCAACATATCTGTCACTAGAACGTTGCTTCCTAGTCTACAAACAATTTTCCAAAACTCTTCGGGGTCGTGTTGGTGATGCAGTGTATTAGTAGAAATAACAACATCAGCAGCGTCACGTATGTTTTCAAATTGAGAACAAAACAGTTGAATAGGCTGATCTATAACACGTTGTCGAGCAAGATCGATCATAGGTTGACTACCATCATATCCGGTAATAGCTAAACTAGGGTAAACTCTACTGAGTGCTGAGATGTATTCCGCTGGGCCGCAGCCGAGATCTATCACTGATCCTGTGGCGATCGATACATATTCTTCCCATTGTTTCAGAAAAGCTTTGATGCTGTATGACTTGTCTCCTTGCTGAAATGCCTCTACCTGCTGCGAGGAACACATTAATTCTGGTTCGATGGTTCTGCGCATATATTTGTTCCTATCATAACTCTGTCTTGCCCCTGGTTAGGCAAAGTTTTATGATTCAACCAGCCTGGAAATATTATTAAATCCCCACTCTCCCCATCTATCTGTTGTTCAAATAGTGTATGGTAAGTGTTTTTGTCTATGTGATAAGGTTGATGTTTCAATAATGTAGATAGCGGATTTTCGTAAACTATATTTCCTATTCCGGATTTTTTACAAAGATAAAAACTAGAGGTCATGACTCTCGGTGCATGATTATGGAGATCAATAAACGAATCGGATTTGTAGATGTTGCACCACATTTCAATTACTTTAGGTTTGAAATAAGCATCATATCCTATGTCTTTCCAATATATTGCAGCATGTTGTTCTATGAACAATTTTATTTCTTCGAACTCTGGTAGCATATGCAGATCTCTTCGATCCACATAGGTACAAACTCCCTCGCCACGCATGGATCCCTGATTGTTTGATTTCACAGATTCGAAGTCGATAATATTATAGAGATTGTCAACTATAGAATCAAGGTCGCCTTGATATTGTGTTTTATAAATTTTAACAGGAAAAAGATCAATTATCATTTTTTTAAAGCGTATGCAGGTATTGCATACTCCTCTCCGTTTAGGTTAATTTTTACGTATCTAATCTTGTTAAAATCTAACACAAACACAGCATTATCTACAGTGTCTAAATTTAAATTTAATTCTTGATTTACTTCTAGGCCATAGTAGGCATACAACTGCCCATCATTAGATATCTTTACCCTACAGGTAGGAGGACCAAAGGGTGTATCTCTTGTAACCCAATTCATACTCACAGGCACGAATCCCTTTTCAGGAACTCCGTCGATGATTGCGGTCTGTGCCATACCCCATTCCCAATCTTGAGATTCGCAGGGCTTTGCCAACCAGTCAAACGCAAATATAAAATCTCCTTGTTTGCAAGGTTTAGGTTCAGCAGGGGTTCCTCTCCATCTAGTAAACGCCATCCAGGATGCTTGTGTGCCGTTGTCGTCAAAGCTGTCTATTCTTAAACTTGGCTGTTTGAAATTTCCTTGATGCTGTATCTTTACAGCAGTGCTTTTTGTGTTTATAGTCAAAGGAAAATCATAATCATATCGGCATCCGCCGCCGGTGCCATTAAGAAAACTTTGATTTGTACCTTCCCATTCAGGTGTGTGGTTAGAGCCGTAGTCTATAACAATGCTGCCGTCTTTGATAGTTAATAGATTTTTTTCTTCTGGATCAAATGATTTGAATTGAGGAGCAATAATAGTACCGTCTGGTGCTATAGTTACAAACTGCTCCTTGGATATTCCTGAACAAGACCCTAACACCAAGGAAGCTGCAACTAAATCTTTACCCTCTAGAGCCGACTTGTCATCAACATAAGCTCCAATGAAAGCTGCATTTACAAACGGATCTACTTTACCATCTGTGTAAGCATTAAACTTTATTACTCCTAAGCTATCTTTGTTATGAACAACTTTGGGATTCTCAATACTGCCTCGACTGGCAGCTAATCGCAGGGAAGGTTGCTTACCAAAAAGACCGTTAGTAATACCTTGTATTGTTAAAGGAGTGGCAGAACTATCACCTTTGATTGTGATTTCAATTTGTTCATTGTTCACTCCTAAAATTTGATTCTGAGAAATAATTGTATACTCCGGGGATATGAATAACTACTTATACAATAATAATCTATTAATAAGACAATGCGACTAGACATTTCACCAATACGTAACAATCTATCAAGCCTTCAATTGACGTTAAACAGCCCAAAAAGTATTGTGATAGAGCAACTTGAAAAAGAAAATTGGATTGAACATAAAGAATCCAAGGTCAAAGCTAACAACGGGCATGATAATAGATCAGTGTTACCGCAACCACAAAGTCCTGTGTTGAAAGATCTTCTGGCTTTTATCAGTTCAGATACAGTTAAAAGACAAATAATTGCACAACTGTATCGAGACTTTCCTCATATTAGTTCGTTATGGGAGGGGTGGTCTCAGGATCAAATGAACACCCATACTGTTTGGGGCGGACAATTTTTAAAAGACAATCCAGGTTTTTATTTAGAAACACATCTAGACACAAGATTGCAAGTGGCAACTGGCCTAATATATCTCAATGACACTGATGATGTCGACTGGTCTACATTCTATTACACCGACAAATCCAAGACAGATGAGTTAAGAATTTCCAATAACTTCGGGCAAGGTGTACTACATATTAATGATCATGATACTTGGCATGAGGGATACAATAGAACAAACAAGGATAGGTACTTAATGATTGTAGGGTTGCTAATAAATGTCTAAAGATTTAAAATTTTGGATTGATGAATTAATCAAACCAAGAACAGAACTAGGAAACTTACCAGTCTGTCCTTTTGCCAAAGGCGTCGACTTCGATATAGTAGAATCGTCCGGCGAGGATATCGTACCGCCTGCTGAAGATTTTGAACTTGTTGTGTATATGTTACCAGAAGATATTACAGTAGATCAAATAAATCATCTATCCGAAAAATATAATCAACAATATCCTGATATTATTTTTCTACCCGACCATAAAGATAGAAAAACTTTCATTAATGGTGTACAAACTAATAATGGCAAACACAATCTTTTACTATGTCAATTACGATCACGATTAAAAATAGCTAGAGACAAATTGAAAAAAAGCAATTACTATAGCTATTGGACTGAAGACTACCTTAAAGAAATATTAGATCATTAATCTAATTTCAAACAGGTCAGTTCTAATACAGTATATCCTTGAGAATTCTCTATTGTGCTGACAGCAAACTCGGCCCATTTAAAAAAAGTTTGATCATCATTTTCATGAACACCAGTTTTAAGTAACGTCAATGAAGGATATCGATGTCTCATAAGACATTGCCAATGAGCAGTTTCTAATTTTCTTTTATTATCAAGATTTTCTGATGTTTTGTCTAAGAATAAAGTGTTAATGGAACTAATGTTTACGATACGTTTGTTAGGTGTACCTTCCCAAATATTCCAAACATCATTGAGTAAATTAATCTGATCGAAAGATGTATTTACAAATGTGTCACAATCAATTATTGCCTTTACTGCATTCTTTCTTTGCTCTGAATCAGAGAGGTCGAATCCCGTAGCACGTGAGATGCCCACTATCGAATAACCTAAATTAGAATATGCGGCAGACATGGCTCGACCGACTGGGCCAAGATGGGCAGTGATAGCTACTGTTTTCATTAAATATTTCGCAAAACATTATTTAACAAGGGCATTATGAGTATCTATACAAATTGGGATCCGTTAGAAGAAGTCATTGTAGGAAACTGCAATACTGAAATACCATTAGATTGGAATATTGAATCAGAAGCACGACCTTTAATAAATCGAATATTACAAGAAACCAAAGAAGATTTAGATAATTTAGCAAAAATCTTACAAGGCCTAGGAGTGAAAGTTCATAGACCTATACCTAATCGATTCCCAGAGAAAATAGAACTACCGACATTTAGTGTGTTCTATGCTACTAATCCTATCGTTCCGAGAGATCAATATCTAGCCTATGGTAATACCATCTATCAAACATATACCAGTATGCCTGATAGATACTTTGATTCATTTAATTACTATGAAATATTCAAATCTCTATACGATCAAGGATATAATTGGATCAGCCAGCCGCCGCCGATGATTAACAACTTCGAAGGAAAGAAATGGTTTGTTGACGGCCCAACGATTTATGGAGAAGATTACAAAGACAAGGTGCTGTGGCATGCTGCTACTATGTATAAGTGTGGTGATGCATTGATAACTAACAACGCAGGCCCGGGGTCGCAAGCAGGATTAGAGTGGATGAAAAGAAATATCGATGCAGACATTGTTTACAACCATGATACAAAGGTTAATAACTGGGGACATATCGATCACGGTTTTTATATGGTCGATGATAATACAGTGTTATGCATGGATCCAAGTTGGGTTCCGATTTGCCTGCGTAATAAAAACATCATCGACCTATCAGGAAAGTTTGAAAAATTTCCGTACCAAGATTTTATAAAGCAAACTAAACAAATTCGTTCTAAAGATCATGTGTCATTAGAATGGTTAAATGTTTGGCTACAAGAATGGAAAGGATATGCTCAAGATGTTGCGTTTGAAACTAATGTGTTAGTGGTAGACTCACGCAATATCATTTGCTCTGCCGTTCAGCCCGAAGTGTTTGCTATGTTATCTAAAATTGGAATAACCTGTCATGTAGCTTCTATTAGACACGCACTGTTTTGGGAGGCCGGAATTCATTGCCTTACGTTGGACCTAAAAAGAAGAGGTAATAAAAGATCTATTGTCGAAAAGAACTGATCAATCTTGTTTTTAATTTATTAAAATACTCTGCATCTGCATTTAAAGGTATCATTAACAACAAATGATCAAGCGAAGGAGTCCACAGCCCAGCATTAAGTCCGTTTTTATAATAAACTTTTTCTTGGGTTAGTGGGGTATCTATATCAAATAGCAATCCGTAATTTCTATAATCGAAAATAATTTTTTCATGCTTTAATTCTTCCATTATACTGATAGCATTTGTTAATATTGCATTAAAATTATCAAGATGATTTTCTTTTTCTAGAACGTCTATGTACTTTTGTGTACAATAGATTCCACTTAAAGAAAAAGAATAGGTAAACCCATAACTTAAAAATCCGTGTTTTACTACTTCGTTGATTCTCTCAGATACTAAACATGCACTTAACGGAAAATATCCTCCTGAGAAGGCTTTACCTGAAGTAAAAATATCTGGTGCGAAACGTTTATCAAATCCAAAGAATGTACCTGTCTTGCCGCCACCGGTGGCAATGTCATCATAGATTAACACCACATCTTTTTCTTTGCACAAGAGCTGTAATCTATTCCAAAAAGTATCGCTAAACCGTTTCAAACTATTTGACCATGAGCAGGGTTCAATTATTATACACGCTGCTTGAGAACTATGAGATTCAATGTCATTTAAAATTTCGTCTTCTGATTGTTCTCTGTCAATCTGAATACAGAATGGATGCGGAGTCATGCTAGCAGCCATAAAATTCATATTACCTATACTAGACGATAAATGTGTACTACCATGATAAGAATTTTGTATTCCTAATATATGATGCCTTTTTTGTTCTTTACATTTATGATATAGCATTGCAATCTTCACAGCACCTTCCACAGCATCGCTTCCGGATAAAGCAAATACAGATCGGTACCCGCCACTTAATTCATATAGTTTCTCTGTCAAGTCGATCACAGACTGGTTAGTAGACATATACTCACCGCTCACAAAAGGGTTTTCTAACATCTTTTGATTTACATAATTTATAAAATCATGTCTATCAAACCCAAGCAAAAAAGCTCCACCGTTTCCTAGACTAAGATCTATAATTTCTCGATCATTTTCTATAAATCCAAATTGAGTATATTTCTGTATTTTTCTTGCCTTAGAGTGATCTGCGTTTTCGTTGAACGGAAAAAGCAATTTTAAATTTTGATTGGTCATAATTTTTCTTTAAGAAGGCAAACTTGTTTATTTAATTTGCAGGGTATTTAGCTATCGATAAATATCGTAAATGAAAAAAGTCTATTTAATACAGGCAGAGATTACTTCTGGCCCGTCCAATGAACACTATCTGCCGTTTTCAGTAGGCTGCATATGGGCGTATGCTAACCAGTTCAGTGATATTCAAAGCAATTTTATGTTGGCGGATGTGATTTGGAAACGTGAGGGACAGCAAGATGTGTTGGATAAAATAAAAGATCCTGACATAATAGGCTTTAGTACCTATGTTTGGAATCACAATTGGAATCTTACGTTAGCTAAAAAAATCAAACAACGATGGCCTGATTGTTTGATAGTGTTCGGAGGCCCTAGTATTAATGAAAGTTGGCTGACACATGATTTTATAGACGTTGCTATGTTCGGCGAAGGTGAAATGGCGTGGGCAGATCTTTTAAGAAAGTATATCAACAAGGAACCAATCGACCGCTATTGGAATAATCCTAGACAACAGGATATAGCAGAATTTCCTAGTCCGTATACTGCAGGATTTTTTGACAAAATTATAAAAGAAAATCCAGATATCAGCTGGTATATGATGATCGAAACCAATCGAGGGTGTCCTTATCACTGCACATTCTGCGGATGGGGTGCAGATTATCTTAATAAATTAAAAACGTTTAACCTAGAAAGAACCAAGGAAGAAATGGATTGGGCAGTGACTAACAACATTCATTGGTTGTTTGTTATTGATCCGAACGCAGGCATATTAAAAGAACGTGACGTTGAGATCGCATGGATGGCTAGACGTGCTATTGAGGATCCCGTGAGTAAAATTCGTAGAGTCACATTCAATCATGCCAAGAATCTCAATGAAGCCTGTTTTGAAATAGAAAAAATAATACAAAAATGGACCTATGGATTAGAAATGGCTGTGCAAAGTATGAACGTGCCTACTCTAGAAGCCAGCAAACGAAATAACATGGGAATGAATAATCTAGAACGTGCCTATGCGCTGTGTCAAAAGCATGGTATAAGATACTATACCGAATTGGTGTTAGGACTTCCTTTAGAAACTAAAGAAACATTTATCAACGGACTGTTCACTATCATGAAACTAGGACAACACGATTCAGTGAAGACCTATCCCTGTACAGTTATTCCTAATTCAGAAATGGCCAGTGAAGAATATCAAACCCGCTACGGGATAAAATTAATACATCCACGAGACATGTACAGATCTAAAGAAGAAAGAATATGGGATGAGGAAGATCAAAGCTGGGAAGACATCGCTATGGTTAGTGCTACAAATACTATGAGCAGTCAAGATATGGCAGATACATTATCTTATCATTGGATGTTGGCACAGTTTCATTATTCTGGTGTCACTCAGTTAACTTCTAAATATCTATATCACATGCATAACATAGAATATAGAGATTTTTATGACCGACTATACCAATATCTCAAACAAGATACACTAGGCAAAGCATTAATAGATTCTGTTGAAGAAATCTTGACAAATTATTTTATACATGGTGAAGTTCCCAATGAAGAGCGATATCATAATGTGGTTGCATTGACTCTGCCCGAAACATATAAATTAAACTATATCGTAGAAAACAAGAAACATTTTATCAACTTGGGCTTTGCTGTAGGAGAAAGTTTTAGAGAAATAGAACCCAGTATTGTAGACTTACAAACAGCATTGATGAAAGACGATAGTCAAACTTATCCTCACAAGATCTATTCTATCATAGACATCGATAGATGGGTCTATGAATTCAGCGAGTACGAGATACACAAACATGACCCAGTAAGTCATATGCATGATCAAATGTATACCAAGTTTCTTATGAAAACTGATATTGTTAACATTAATAATCCATACCAACACCAAGACGTTGAGGATACGTATGATGGTAATAAAATTGCTGCACACGCAACTATTCCTATTATCCCTATTGCCAGCACAACAGCAGACGGAAGAATTTTATGAACTTAATTGGCTTTAATAATTCTAACATAAACAGAATGTTAGAATCTATTGCAGGAAAGCATCTACTGCCCACTGTGTCTCTGTGTCATCATTGCCATAGACATATTCCAGCATGGCGATATGAGAAAGACAACAAAGTTTACATGGTAAAGAGTTGTGCTATTCACGGCATCAGCCATCACCTAATCGAAAATGATTATGAGTTCTACTCGGGGCTATACTATACACAAGATAATCCCAAATACAATATGAACGGTGGAGTGCTTATAGAAGGCAGCGATAGATGCAATCTAGAATGTCCTCACTGTTATCATTTGCCAGACAATGACGTCAAGGATCCTTCTATTGAAGAATTGGTTAGACAAGTACTAACTATGCCATTAGGTGATCCAGACGGCGTTCATCGTATTATACTTGCTGGTGCAGAGAGTACTCTCAGACGAGATTTTCCAGAAACTGTGGCTGCTATACGAGGACTGCACCCGGATGTTCATGTCAGTGTACTAACCAACGGTATCAGATTCAACGACAGCGATTTCTGTAGACGCAGCGTAGAAGCCGGATTGCATGCTGCCAACATAGGACTAAATCATCCTGACTACATTAACAATGAAACTGTGAGAAGAAAACAAATTACTGCCATAGAAAACATGATGAAGGAAGATGTTTCTGTAGGATATATTGGATACACTATGGTGGGATTCCACGAACTAGATTATATACTAAATGAAATTTGGACTAATGGTTGGACTCCCAAAACTTTCAGGATCAGACTAGGAGCCGAGATTGGTAGAAATGCCACTACTGAAGTCTCTACAGTTAGTGATTTATATAAAGCTGTTGAGCAATGGTGCCTTGTTCGAGAAATACCTTTTAGTAGAATCATCGAAGCAGACAACAACATATACCATGTGATGGTCGAAATGGGGGATAAATGTTTGCGATTGATCAACTGGTGTGATGAAACCAACATTGACATGGAAGAATTGCGGAGTGGTCCGTGGTGCAATTTTGTGCCTGACGGGATTACAAATTTTCTACATCAGGTCATCCGCCGAGACATATGGAAAAACAAAAGTATACCATTACCCGATGCACCGCCTCAGCGATATTTGTTAGCCAGACATCCTACAAAAGATCCTCTGGATCTTCTTAATCTACTTTAGTTGCTTGCCGATTATCATAAATCGAGTATACAAAGGCAATTCAAGTTCACCTGCCCAATATATTTCTTCTAAATGGCATTGTTCTTTAAACTGTTCTAGAGTGTTGGCAGTACGAACGTGTTCCGGAATATCATAGTTGTTGCTTTGTAGTATCAATAAACTACTATAAGGCATACCACTTAACCATAGATCGTATTGGTCTTGTGTGATATGTTCACAGCTGGTATTGATAACAACGTCGGCATCGCTGCGTATTTCACACATGTCTGCGGTAACTGCATGAAACTTTCCTACCATTTCTTCAATCTTGTTCATGTTGATGGCAATAGGTTTGCAGATAGGATCAATGTCAATGCTACGAATGTTAAGTATTGGAACGTCGCTTTGAAATAGCATACTGGCTAACACACCGACCCATCCACCGTGAATGTCCACTGTAACAAATTTCTTTACATGGGTACGAAGATTTGTAATCAACCACTCTTTACTTGTAAGCTGACCTGACCAGAATGCATCCATGGTTCGCATGGGATCTGGACTTTGGCGGATAGCCTGCATCCAATGATGTAAATGTTCAGTGTTTATTTGCATTTGGGTATTTTGCTATCTGCTGAACTTACACAACTTTCTGTAACACACGATCGAGATTGAGAAAATAATTTAAAACCCTCGGTTAAGGTTCCTAATGGTGCATCATGACAACTATAGCTTCGTTTTACTTCATCACCTCTTATTATAACACTTTGATAACCAGCATTGCAATTCCAATCTTTAAATTTATTAAAACCAAATGCATTAAATCGTTCTGCTTGATCAAACAGATATTCCTTTCCATCTACATCATACAAGGCTATTTGATAAGTGTCTTCACCATTTGCACGTTGCGGAAATCCTGTTTGCATTTTATTAATCATGTCATCGGTGTATCCATCGACAATCGAACTAGCTGTAGGATCGCTTTGAGGTTTAAGTGTTACATTGATTCCGCGAGCATGAAAACGTTCCATTCGAGCATACAGTTCGTCAAATTTTGCTGGCACCATTACTTGATTAATAGTAACGTGTACTAGTTCATATTGTAACTGTAAACACTTGTCGCCAAATTCTTGTTCTTTGGCAAACTCATCATGAAAACTGGCAGTAATACTTCTGCGTTGCAACAATGCAGTATTGGCACACCACGTGTTCCACCATTTGCTACCTGGACTTAGGTTGGTGGTCATATGTACACTCTGATACTCAGATTCCAATTCGTCTAGATGCTTTACCAAGTCTGGTAATTGTTTATAAGCAGTTGGCTCACCTCCGCTGAACGACCAATGAAACTGGTTAAACCCATTAGCTCGTGCTTGACGCTTAATCTCGTCTACTGTAGATTTATATACTTCAAGCGGTTGGTGATCTATTCGGTCACTGCGAGCATAGGGCCAGCAGTATGAACAGTTATAATTACAGAAGCGGCCCAAGATCCAACTGGTAGAAAACAATGGGCGATGCAACATAGTACGCTGTCCAAATCTTACTATGCGGTCAAAAGGTATCTTGGTGAAGTCGTGCGTCATATTCTGACAGTATTTAACTACAAAAGCCTTGACCTTTTGCGTTTACGGTTATATACTGTATAAGTGGTCGTGAGTGGAACTTGGTATACCTCCGGTCCGTTGTGAAACGCATTTGGGCAAGGGCACCGTCTTAGACATCGCTTTGTAGGTTCGAATCCTACCGACCACACCAATTACTACGATAAGTAGAATAACATAACTTAAGGAAAACATTATGTCAAACACAGTAGAACAATTAAAAACAGCAATGGAAGAATTCCTATCAGAGGATGCCAAATTCGCCGCTGGCAATAATGCCGCAGGTACTCGGGCTCGCAAGGCTCTTCAGGAAGTAGGCAAGGCAGTTAAAGCTCGCCGCAACGAAATCACAGAAGAAAAAAATGCCCGCAAAGAAGCAAAAACAACAGCCTAACTACAACTCGGACACCGTGACCATAGATAGCAGCTATGGTGCGGTGCCTTATGAAACTATCATAGGCGGCAGTATGGGAACTGATACCATCACACTCAATAACACTCTGTGGTCTGGCGGATCAATAACATCACCTTACATCTACACTACTAACGTGACTAGTGGGGCTGGTACATATAATTGGAATAATACCTCATTGACCAACGGTAGTAGCACCGTTCACATCGATGCAGACGGCCTTACTATGAAGGAAGGTGCTGATATCAAAATTGGCGGTAAGAGTCTAACCAAAGCCATAGAGCACATTGAAGAACGGTTGGGTATTCTAAATCCCAATCCGGCACTAGAAGATCGTTGGGAGCAGTTAAAAGAACTGCGTCAGCAATATGTAGAGATGGAACGAGATCTTCTCGAAAAAGAGAAGTTGATGAAGATTTTAAAGGAAGCATAATGAATGTTCGATTACTCAGCTATAGTCAACCCACCCAGGAATTTGCAGACCTTGGCATCGCAGATGCACAGGAACTCATTGCGTATTGCGCCCGTGTCAGCAATCCCTCCAATCAACTCAACACAGACACATCAGAAAAACTTATCAGATACTTGGTCAAACACCAACACTGGTCACCACTCGAAATGGTCTCTGCCTGTATCGAAATCACTACAACTAGAGATATTGCTAGACAAATCTTGCGTCACCGAAGTTTCAGTTTCCAAGAATTTTCTCAACGCTATGCTGATCCAACGAAAGATCTCAATTTTGTTACAAGAGAAGCTAGACTTCAAGACCCCAAGAACAGACAGAACAGTGTCGAAGTTGATGATCAACTGTTACAAAATGAATGGTACCGTGCTCAACAACGAGTCATCTATGCTGCCAAACGAGAATATGAATGGGCTATTGCTAACGGCATAGCTAAGGAGCAGGCCCGTGCTGTATTGCCCGAAGGACTTACAGAAAGCAGATTATATATGAACGGTACATTACGTAGTTGGGTACATTTTATTGAACTGCGTTCAACAAACGGCACACAGAAAGAACATCAAGAAGTTGCTGTTGCCTGCGCTAAAGTTATTGCAGAAATATTTCCTATGACTACGGATTTGACAGGATGAGCACTTTAGAGAAATTAAAAATTATTGTTGAAAAAGAATCTGCTCGTTCATTAGAAGATGATGAAATTAGTAGTACTTGGGAAGAACTAGATTTAGATAGTCTCTCTATGATTTCAGTTTTGCGAGATGTAGAGGACGAATTCAAAATTGTTCTTGAATACAATATATTCAAAGATCATAAAATTACCTGTATCAATGATTTTTCGGAATACATAGATAAAAAATTATGATTGAAAAATTTATTGTATTTGGTTCTTGTCATACAGCCGGAGTTGAATTGTGGTCTGATAAAACCATTCCCGACTATTCAAATATGGATCCGTTAATTGCCGCAGTTAGATCAGATCCTAGAGTTTATATTGATCATATTCAAAATGGTAAATTTAACAAAGATATTCCTGAACAGATAGAATATGAAACAAATAATTCGTGGGTTAACGCATTAAGAGATCATTTTCCTAATACTGAAGTTATCAATACTTCAGTGGCGCAGAGTAATTTGAAGAATTTCTTAAAAGCATCAACCTATTTTTTACAAAATCAAATTGATAAAACATCAACCTGTATTATTATAGAAATAACTGAGCCTACTGGAATTACTGTGTGTCAAGACAACATGTTAAAATATGGTAGCAAACAACACTTAGGGTTTTATTTTGATGAACACCAGGCCGAGTTGATGAATTCGTATCTCGACTCTTATGAGAGTGCAAGATACAGAGCTTACCTAGATATAGTTTTTCTTTATAATTTAATTGGCAATCTAAGAAATCAAGGATACAATGCTCAATACTTCATGTGGAACCGAACTCCTTGGACTCGGTTGTTGAGTAGCACTGATCCAATCAAGATGTTTCAACCACAAAGCAATGACACCGACATGTTTGATAAATTGTTTCATGAATTTTTACAAAATTCTCTAATCACTGTCGAACAGGAAACTGAAATAAAACAAATTCCCTTGTTGCCGCATGGACATATGCGACTTGAGGCACACGCATTATTAGGTAAATTTATCAGTAAACGAATTATGGAGATAGTATGAAGCTATGGTCGTATTTTGATGTACCGAATTGGGAAGATATGAGAGATCGTATCAACCAAAGGTGGGCCGACGAATATCCCAGAATGAAGATGCTAAATTATTTCCCTAATCATGTAATATACGAAACTGTTCCAGATTTAAAAGATTGGTTAGATTCTCAAGGCATAACAGTGTCCGGGTTTGGCATTTTTATTTTTCAATACAATACCACCGATAGCAAAGTGCATGTGGATATTGGAAATCCCACAAACTATAGATTTAATATTCCATTAATGAATACCGATACCAGCCATACTGAGTTTTTTGAAACTGTTTGGGATAAAGGTGTAGACATTCAGAATTTAGATGCCACAGAAGATTCACCGGTTAGGGAATGGGAGTACGGCGACGAGGGCACACTGCTCGACGGGTTTGTATTAAACCAACCGGCTATATTACACGTGAGAGTACCTCACAGAGTTAGAGTCACCGAAAACAAACCAAGAATTTGTTTGACTGCTTGTCCGATTTCCGACAGTCAATTGTTGAGATTTTTATGATAGGCATTGATATTACTGCGATTAAGAGATTTAAAAAATCCACTGAATCGTTAGCAACAAAAATATTAACCCCAGACGAGATGTTAGAATATAATGCGGTGAAAAATAAAGCAAATTATCTAGCAGGAAGATGGGCTTGTAAGGAATCTGTATTCAAAGCTACAGGCCTAACTAATGTAACAGTATTATCGGATCCTAACGGTAAACCATACGTTAAAGATCATCGAGATATCATGGTCAGCATAAGTCACGATCAGTCTTATGCAGTAGCAATGGCTGTTCAAAAAAACGTTTAAAAAATGGAAGAACTTAATAAATTTTGTCAAAACTACGAAGTGCGTGTTCTAAACGATTCCAAGCGTAGGGCACGGTATCATCCTCCTAAGTTTTTCACAGACCCTTGTCGTGCTGATCTTATTCGCAATGACATCATAGAGTACGAAACCGAAAAAGTCTATACAGTAGAAATACCCGAAGGTAGACTTCGCACTCTAGTCGAAATGGAACGTAGGTTCTTTAACTATGTTGCACATCACGACAAGCCGATTGACATGTTTCAAACACTTATGGACAAGGAACGTGAAGAAGCTCATTATAGAAATACCAATCAAGCTGTTAAAAAAGCCTACGAACAGTATTCGATTATGCTTAACCTAGCAGGATATCAAAAAAAGTTTTGATTCATTTTGAATAGATATTGACAGGTTTATAGAAAGATAGTATAATTAAGTTGTTCAGCAGAATAATCATTAAGGAATAAAAATGCGTAGTCATTATTGGACGATTGGAAAATTTGCAGATTGGCTTCGTGGTACGCCAAAGCTCAAGTGTGGCACCAGTGAAGAATGGGATGCTTGGTACACTGAAGCGGCAAAAGCACATCCTATTCGTTATTGGATTGCTGAAGAAGGTCTTGATCACCTACAAAAATTTGTCTACTACATACCGGATAAACTAAATGATGTTCGCTACTATATTAATAACCGCTGGGTTTCTCACAGTCATGCTCTTACCGCACATCCTCGAGACATCAAACCGGGTGCTTGGAGTGATGTCGGCAGTCGCTTTCTTCCTTGCCTCTTCAATGAGCTTGTGGACTTTGTTGAAATAGAACAAGCATGGCATCACTGTATGTGGAGTGATGAAGCCAAGACTGAATTTGAAGTGCCGTGGTGGCGCAAGGGTTGGCTACGACTACGTACTTGGCGCAGTCCAGAAGCAGGCATGGAATATCTCAAATGGGCTAGTGAACTTACTGTAGGCGAAGATATGGGAGTAGCAACTGATGGCAAAGGCTACGGCGAACCAACTTATCAAGCCAAGGCCGCTAAGGAAATTATCGAGCTTTACACTTGGTGGACTGTGACTTATCGTGCTCGTCCTGATCCCTATGATGCCAGTGGCTGGACTGCTCACTGTGAAGCTATGCGAGTAAAGTATCCTGGCAGTTTCTTCTCTAGTCTAAACAGCAAGGATGCTGAAGACAGGAAAGCCAGCGACAAGGCTCATAAACTTCTTACCAAGATTGAAAAGGCTTATGAAGCAGAAGATGAAGCCATGATGATTCGTCTTATTAAAATTCGCGAAAGTCTTTGGACATGATATGAGCATATCAGATCAACACGAACACTGTATTGAAGATTTGTATGCCAAGTATCTACAGTTCACGGCTGTGATGTTGGAAGACTACAAAGATATAGAAATAGCCGGTGTCATGATCACACAGGCGCTCAGCATGTATAGAACTGTGTTACCAGAAGAAGATTATCAACGCATGGTAAAAAGCATATATGAAAGAAGAAATGATGTCAACACCTTCGACTGAACTCGAGCCACAGACTCCGGCGGAAGGACTACTTAAACGCAACAACTACGGCGATGCAATCACCTATCAAGTCACTTGCGAATGTCACGACGCCAATCACGATCACAATGTTTGGGTCGAAGCAGACGATCATCGAGTGACTGTTACTACTTACACCACACAAAAATCCAAATGGTGGAGTCTAAATCGTTGGCAGACTATTTGGATTCTGCTAACCAAAGGTTATGTTGAGTATGAAGCCAACATCATTATGACTGAACAGCAGGCATTGAACTACGCAGAAACACTGAAGAAAGCAATTAAAGATGTCAAAAATTTCAAGCAGTCCTGAACGGCATACCTTTCAATTAGAAGGTGCCAAGCGTCGAGCTGCGATTGAGGGCGAAGAAGTCCCAGAGTTTTACGAAAACTTTTGGAAAACTGCCAAAGAACAAGATGCGGAAAATCTTTTAGATCCAGAGTGGCAAAAGAACAACATGCAATATGATCTTCGCAGTACCTCATGGATCTGTGACAAGGCCAAAGCCAGTGACGGATATGCTCAAAATATCTATGCGGCCATATGCAACAATGACTTTGTCAAATTGGAAGTTGTGCCTATTCTTAGACAAGATCCGGACAGAGATTTCTGGAGTGCCTCCTGGAGAAGTGCCGGCGGTATTGTAGCTGACATGCTGGAAAAAGGTGACTACATCGATTGGTACTGTTCAGGCATGGGTGAAGGGTTGGGTAATGGTGATCCTGATCATGTTAAAGGATATGTACCGGAAGGTTGCATTACCGACGAGATCCGGAATGATCTCCAACGTCTTGGCTGGGCAATCGTGCCTGGTGGAGATTGGGAAAAATTTACTTAAGGAGATTGTGTTAGTATCATGAACTTTGAACTATACGAAGTTTGGGCAGTGGATGAAGCCGGTCACGAAGAATTGGTAGAAACCACCAGCAGTAGGAAAGAAGCGTTAGAAATAGCAGAAGCCAATCTTGGATTGGGTGTTATGGAAGCCATTGTGTATCAAGAAGATGAGAATGGCGACTTGCATGAAATCAAGCGATTTGGACATGGTTGACAAACTCGCAGTTTGGTGCTATAATATATGTATTGTTTAACAACAGGAGTGACTCTATGGTAACCAAACTAAAAAAAGCAAGTATTGCTATCCGCCAAAATAAAGGACGTGATTTAAGTCCAAAATGGGATGACCACGAAACCTTCACTGCTGATGAATTTAGTCGACACTTCCGGATGGCTATGAGTTATTATCGTTTGGAAGCCAGCGCCAAAGAACTCAAACCCAAAGTTATTAATTGGATGAGCAGCCAGAACTATCCAAAAGATGTTATCAAAGCATTCAAAGATACTAAAGACAATCGTTGCGGCGCAACCGTAGGCGCTATTGCTGCTAACCTACTTAGAGGTATGCCTTCGGTCAGAGCAGACTTCAATGAGGGTCGTAACACCGCAGAATGGTTAAGCAAGTCTATTGCCAAGATCATCGACGAGGGCAAGCACGACGAAGTTGAACTTGAGGAAGGCGCAGTAGAAATCAAACCCGCTGTATATACTCCCAGCATTCAAGAACGACTGCGTGAAGTTGCGCTAGGAATGACTGAAGAAATTGAAGATGCCATTGAAGCGTTTCAAACAGATCCTGAATCTTTTGATCCAAAAGCATTTAAACTTTTAAATCTACTGAGGGGTCGTCAGGCCAAGGCTGCTCACGCTCGTGTCATTAAAACATTATACACTCGAAACTACGAAGAATTAGTAGAAGCGGCCACTACCAAAGACGAGCAGTTGAAAGAAGGGTATGCTCATTTGAGCAAGGCCAATCTGAAGAAGATTACACTGTTCTACAGCGAAATCCTTTCAGCCTGTGATATGCTGGCACAAGAAGCCAAGGTCAATAAAAAGCCTCGTGCCAAGAAGCCCACCGACAAAGCCAAAGTTGTGGCCAAGATGAAGTATCTCAAGCAGGACGAAAAACTTAAATTGGTTTCTATCAATCCGCAAGATATCATCGGTACCAAAGAACTGTGGATCTACAATGTCAAATCACGTAAATTGGGCAAGTATGTGGCTGCTGAATTCAACGATCTTGCAGTCAAAGGCACCACAGTTATTGGTTTTGATTCAATAAAAAGCGTTCAGAAAACCCTGCGCAAGCCGGAAGAACAGCTCAAAGAGTTCAAGGCTGCAGGCAAGGTACAGTTACGCAAGTTCTTAGATGATATTAAAGCTGTGGATATCAAACTCAACGGTAGGATCAACGAAGATACAGTGTTGTTAAAAGTACAATAACAAAGTAAATTCTCAGTAAAAAGCGGGCAGACGCCCGCTTTTTTGTTCATAGATAAATACATTACTATGAGCAATGTCAATAATTTATTAGCCGCACTGGGCGATGAAATCAACTCAATCGCACAAACCGCCGCCCCAGATGTCAAAGAAATAGCACGAAAAATGCCTGCACGATCCCTATCAGGGGATCACATATCCGGGGGTAAAATTCATAATTTCGCCAGCACCGGTATCACAGATACTGCTGTAAAAACTCAGCTTACTGTAAACAATGACGGTGTTACTGTTAAGAATCTGTTTGTAGAAAACATAGATAATCTCACAGTTGCCGGCACCCTCAAAACTAAAATACTAGTAGTTGATGAAATTAGAGCCGACATCAAATTTGAAAAAGATGTTCCTATTGTATTCTCAGGTGACACAATTGATGGCAAAGGATTGTTGTGGAGTGGTCAAGGGTATACCAAACAATTTATATTCAACTCTAATCCAGATAGATTTTTTGTATCTGAACACATAGATCTAGCAAAAGGTAAAAGTATCACTATCAATAATATCAAAATTATTGATGAAAAAGAACTAGGTCCTACTATTACAAAAAGTAATCTAAGAGAAGTTGGGCATCTAAAAGGACTTATAGTAGATGGCGGATTATCTGTAGGGCAGTTTATGGTGTTTGATGTCAACACCAGTAGACTAGGACTAGGCACAGACAATCCTAACTCTGCGTTTAGTATTGTTGACGACGGAGTTGAACTTGTACTAGGTGCCAAAGACACAGTTAAAGCATTTATCGGAACGTTTGCCGCACACGATCTAGAATTAGGCACTAACAATACAGCAGGTATAAGTCTACTAGCGGGTGGCAATATTGTTATAGGTAATCCCAATTCAGGGTATCATAAAGTATCAGTAATGGGATTGGTGGGTATAAACACTCAGACTCCTGATCAACGCAGTGCTCTACATGTCAACGGTGCACTGAAATTCAACGACAAGTTACACTTTAGCTCCAATGCTGCTCCCACAATGAACTCTTATACCAAAGGTGATATATGTTGGAATGACAATCCACAGGCCGGCAAACATGTTGGATGGGTATGTGTGCAGTCAGGTAACCCTGGCATATGGAACGGATTCGGTAGAATCGATTAATGCCTCGAGCATTGGTAATTGGCAATGGCGAAAGTAGACGCCATGTTGATATCAGTACATACACCGATCATGTTCTTATAGGATGCAATGCCATACACAGAGATCTCAATGTCAATCATTTGATCTGTTGTGATCGTAGAATGGCCGAAGAAGCTGTAAACAATCCCAATACCGAAGACACAGAAATCTATGTGCGTGATCATTGGCATCACTACTTCAGAAAAATAAGAAAAAACAAAAACATCAATCTTCTACCCGAGGTACCTACTCGAGGTGAATTAAAAAAAGATCAGGGCGAACATTGGGGCAGTGGTGGATATGCTGTGCTGTTGGCTGCTGTGTTAGGTCACCAAGAAGTCACAATGATCGGATTTGATCTGTATCCAATTGATCATAGTGTGAACAACATCTACAAAGGCACAGTGAACTATGCTAGAACAGGCGCTCAGGCAGTAGATCCCAGCTATTGGGTCTACCAGATTGGATCAGTATTCACGTACTATCCCAATACAACATTTGTGATCTATAATAAACAGGGCTGGAAGATGCCTCAAGAATGGCAAAAAAATAATGTGGAATTCATTGCGTTATAAATAGAAACATAGTATACTATTACAATACACACAGTAGCACAGAGGACTCTATGGCATCATCCCTCTTTAAACACTCTGCAGTCATCAAACTTGCTACCTACAAAAAGGAGACTAGAGATGGCAAAATATCTTTCAACAAAAACTTACGGCAACGACCGCGGACTTTCATGCTGTTTTAGACAGTGGAAAAGTACACATTCACATTGCTCATTGCTACACGGATACTCAATCGGTATCAAATTAATTTTCGAATCAGAAACACTAGATGACCGCAATTGGGTCATGGACTTTGGCGGACTCAAAGCATTTAAAGAGTGGAGTGAGTGGCAATTCGATCACACCACTGTAATGGGCAGTGATGATCCTCATCTTCCAAAGTTCAAAGAACTGGCCAAGTTGGGCAAGCAAGCAGAAGGCGGTGTACTGGATCTACGTGTTGTAGAAGCAGTAGGTTGCGAAAAGTTTGCTGAGTTAGCTTACCGAACTATGAACGAAATCCTAGAAGCATATAAACAAGGTCGTGGTTGGACACATCCAGATGGTCGTGTATTTGAAGCACGTTATCCTGTTGGTCAAGGTGTTAAACTTCGTAGTGCTGAAGTATTTGAACATGCTGGCAACTCGGCAATTTATGAGGCCTAATGAAAAGGCTTTGGCGTTTATGGGCTAAAGCACTAGGTGAAAAATCAGGTGCTACTGATCGAGAAGCTGATTCAGTAGCACTTGTTCGTACAGTTATTGTACTAACCTATATCATCACAAACCTGTTTATTATTGCTGGTGTCATCAGACATTGGTAAATAATAATATGCGTACATTTAATATTAACCAACTCGCTATCGGTAACAAATTACCCTTTGTTCTCATCGCTGGCCCGTGTCAAATAGAAAGTCAGGACCATGCAGAAGATACCTGTGCTAGGCTTATTGCTATCACAGCATTGCTTGGTATCCCGTTGATCTATAAAAGTAGTTTTGATAAAGCCAATCGTTCTAGCATTTCTACCAAGCGTGGAGTAGGGATCAAAGAAGGACTTGATATTCTCAATTCAATCAAGCACAGTTTCGGAGTGCCTGTGTTAACAGATATTCACGAATCGTGGCAGGCAAAGGAGTGTGCAGAAGCTGGCATCGACATACTACAAATTCCAGCATTCCTATGTAGACAAACTGATTTATTATTGGCTGCTGGAGAAACTGGCTGTGTGATTAATGTCAAGAAAGGTCAATTTCTTGCACCCCACGATATGAAAAATGTTGCAGCAAAGATTGCTTCAACTGGCAATGAACGTATTATGTTATGCGAAAGAGGATACACTCATGGATACAATAACCTTGTGGTGGACATGCGCAGTCTACCTATCATGGCAAGCACTGGCTATCCAGTGGTCTTTGATGCCACACATTCTGTTCAACAGCCTGGGGGAATGGGAGAAAGATCTGGAGGAGATAGGACCATGGTCCCGTACTTGGCGAGAGCTGCTATAGCCACAGGATGTGTATCAGCCCTGTTCATGGAATGCCACGAAGATCCAGATAACGCACCCAGCGATGGCCCTAACATGATCAAGTTAGATGATCTCTCAGAAATATTAGAACAATTGGTTGCCATAGATGGAATTGTCAAAAGAACAACGCCAACAAGCCAAGGCTGAAAAACGAGCTGCCAAAATGGCAGCACGTGGTGAATACCCAGACCTAGTAGTGCCTTCAGATCCCAACGATCCTATCACTGTGCTGTGTGTGAGATTCGGCAACAAGTACGGCCGTGAATATGTAGAACGTTTGCGCAATATGGTTTCAAGGCATCTCACAGTACCTTACGAATTTGCTTGCCTCACTGACGATCAACACGACATCCCCGGAGTGAGAAAAATATATCAACCAAATGCCAACTATGCCAGAGGATGGTGGCACAAGGTACATATGTTTGATTCTAAATTGCCTCTCAGAGGGAGAATACTTTATCTCGATCTTGATGTGGTCATACATGCCAACATGGACAAGCTCACTGGATATCATCCTACCAACTTCATAGGTATCCACGATTTCAATAGAAAATTTTATCCGTCGTGGAACTATCTCAATAGTTCGGTGTTGGCATGGACCCACGGAACACAGAGTCACATCTATGAGCAGTTCAAACAAAAGCCCTCAGACGCACAACGTCTTCAGGGAGATCAAGATTGGATTTGGAAATTATGCAAAGATAAGATTAAATTCTGGCCTAAAGAATGGATCATGAGCTATAAGTGGGAAATACGTAGCAGAGATGAGCTTACTGTTGCACATGGCGGAAGACAATTCAAAACTGTTCGAAACGATATAAGACCGCATCAAGAATGCAGTATAGCTGTGTTCCACGGGGAACCAAACCCGCAGGACGTTCAGGACAAATTTGTCGTTGACAACTGGCAGTGATGATGTTATACTTGTAGTATGACATTTACCACACATCAAAGTCAAGTTCGTACAATCAAACGAGGCGATCCCCGTTTTCGTATTGTTGACAAAGTTATAACCTGTGATA